GGTGCTGCCGAACTGGCTGTAGAGGGAGTCAAAGCATTACTTAATCATGGCGCAAATAAAAGAGCCCGTGCTGAAGCTGTAGGTAAATGGATGAACACATGGAATTCAACTGATGAGTCTGCAGTTGAATATTCTGGTTACAAGAGAGGTGGATTCCACACGAAGAAAGGAAGGAACGCTGCAGCAAAACATGACAAACATAAGATCAAGCCGGTTATTCCTCCGACTGTCAATAATGAAACTGCACAACCTGCCGATGGTAATATTCCGACACAAGGAATGCCGATGCCAGGACAACAGGTTCCACAGATACCCGGTGCAGGTATGAAATCAGGTGGCCCAACAGTTGCAAAAGCAAAAATGATGTTAAGAGATAATTCTGCACAGGGACATCCATTAACTACTAAACAAAAGAAATTCTTTGGCCTTATTGCAGGTGGAGGGAAACCAACCAAACATGCTACTGGCGGTATTGTAGGTAATCCATTATTTCTTCAACTTCAAAAGACTCCGCAAGGATTCGACAAGGGTGGATTCTCAATATCATTTAAGGATGGTGGTATTCATATAAAGCCAGAGAACAAAGGAAAGTTTACTGCCTATAAAAAAAGGACAGGAAAGACAACCACAGAAGCTTTGCATTCAAGCGATCCTCATGTAAGACAGATGGCAAACTTTGCCAGGAATGCTAAGAAGTTTCATCATGCTGAAGGCGGTCCAATTATTGATACTACATCAAAAAAGACTACAACAGTAGTTCATAGTATTGAGCCACGCAGTATGCTTCCCGCCGAGATTGCACCTCAGGCCGTAAAAGATGGTATCTTTAAAGGATCAGTAGAGGATCTCTTGAAACTTCCAGTTGAGGAACAGGCAAAGATTCTGCATAATCCCGATAAAGGATATAATGTTACAAGTAAAGCACCAGGGCAATATGAATTCTGGCGTAATGATACGATCAATGCTCAAAAACCAACAAAAGCAATGGATTTTGCAAGAAAAAGATTTGCTGAAGCTCAGAAGACTAACATTCTAAAAACCAATATTAAACCAGATCTTGTTGCTGAAAGAGCAAAAGGAGGCAAGATAGAAGGTCCTGGCGGCCCTAAAGAAGATAAGATCGAGATGAGTGCTAAGGATGGATCATTCATCGTTCCTGCAGAGAATTCTGGTGTTGCTATTGGACTTGGTAAGGAATTCCTTGGATGGAAAGGCGATGAGAGAGCCAAACGTAAGTATTCATCCGGAGGAATCAAAGTAAGTGATGGGGAAGTATTATTCACACCTCAGGAAGTAAATATCCTTAAGTATCATGGTGTTGATCTCAATAAACTTGCTCCCAATGCTGATCCTGGCAATAAACTTGCCAAGGGTGGTTATACATGGAATGAAGATAAAGGTAACTGGGCATGGGACGAGAATGCTGAAGGTGATGATCCGGAATATGCAGATTATCTCAAGAATCAGAAAGCTTCAGCAAGTAATCCAGCAAAAGATCAGGCTGGTACAACTGAAGATAAGAAAAAACCAGAAAAGACAGCTTTTGAGAAGATCATGGATATCACCCCGGAAATCGGTGGTGCATTACAAGGAGCTGCAGCAATATCAGGAATCATTAAGACAGGTCATATTCCTGATGTCAATGTAAGCAATACGCTGAAAACTCTTACCAATAACTTGCGTAAGGAATCACAATATGGACTTGCTCCCGGGACTCTTGATGCAATGGATATACAGACCGAAAAATCAAGGAGAGATGCTACCAATGCAATTGTTGCTCGCGGAGGGTCCTCATCAGAAGTACAGTCAGGTATTCTTGGAACTCTTAGTACTACATTAAGCGAAAAGTACAAGACTCAACTTATGGATCAGCAAGAGAAGACCAGCAAAACAAGTTTATATGCCAATGCTGCCATGGGTGAATCCGGACAGGAAATGGATGCTAAGAAGATTGCTCTTGATGCCTGGCTTCGTAGTCAACAGACAAATGCCGGACTTCTTAATTCTGCAATAGCAAATATCATAGGAGCCCGGAAATATAAAGAAACACAGGAATTCCTTGACAAGACAGGTACAAGTGCTCCATACATAACGATTGGTGGCAAAACTATTAAATTAGGCAATTAAATACTATTCACATGGACGGACAAAATTTAGGAATAAAAGAGGGTATGTCCTTTGTGGAAAACTGGGATAATGATATAAATCAGTTATACCAGCGCGAAGAATATAAAGCTCGTATCAATAACGAGCAGGAGAAGAAAGCAGAGTATTATGCAAATCTTCTCAAGCAAGGTCATGTAAGTAGTCCTTATGCCGAGTCACGGTTACAAGAGTTCTATAAAGGTCTTAATGGTAAGGTTGCCGACTTTGCTATTAACAATCCTAACTTTACCAATGATGTTACTGGTATGCAGAAGTTCAATGAACTTACTGATCAGTTCCTAAATAATCCTATCATACTTGAAGATCAGCAGGTAAAACATGAATTCCAGAAATTTCAGGATGCAGTTGTTGCTGGAAATATAAGTCCTGATACGTACCATGAAAACATGGAACGGTATAATAATTATATCAATGCAAAACCCGGAGACAATGTAAGCCCTTATGTATTTCAGAACTTCAAACAACAGGATTTCGATAAGATGACTTCAGAGATTGCCGGAACAATAAAGACAGATCAGTTCGAAAATGTCAAACAGGTAGGATATGATTATTACAAGACTACCGATGTGGATAAGCTTTATCCAGTATTACTATCAAGATCGATGGCAGCCGTTCAGGATCCAGAGAAAGCAATAGCAATAAACAATCGTTATCAGGCAGCAATAAGTTCCAATCCTGATCTGAAGAACTTGAAGGGATTTGAAAATTCAGTTACCTGGTATGCAAATTATCTTCAGTCAGCTCTTCCAATAAAAAACATGGAACATGCATGGTCTATGTCAGAATGGATGTCAGGGCAGGGAGAAGGCGCAAATGTAGATTGGTTTGGAGTAAGTAAACTTCCAAGGATACTTTCATTGTACAATGCTATTGGGCAAAAGAAAAATGCGGATGGTTCTGTAGCACTTGATTCAAATCAGAGACCAATTGTTGGATATACAGATCAGGAGATAAGTGCAGATCCTGAAGATATAGCTTTGACTGATTTCGATAAAGATAAAAGGATGTCTATAAATGGTGCAGCTGGTGTTCTTGTTAAGAATACAAAAACAGGGCAACTTGAACCATTCTCTTTTGCAGGTACTTCAGTAATCGCAGGATGTAATTCTATTGATAAGATTGTTTCCATAAGTGGAATTCCTTATGCTAAGGTAAATGTATCTTACGGTTCCCCAATAGGAACTGAAGGGATCAATAAAGACAAACCCTTCTATCCAGCCAAAGATGAATGGGGATTTCAGACGATGAAAACCCAGATACCTGCCGGCTCGATGTCAGCACTTAACATGACAGGATCAATGTCTGTAGGAACCGGTCAGCAGTATAGTGGTGACGTCTATGTCCGGTTAAAAGTAAATCAGAACACAGCCCAGAACTGGAATAAACTTCACAATGGTGAGTCTTATGCAAATAAGGTTTCAACAAGGACCGTTGAGGATCTTCAGGAAATGGCTAAGGCTAATCCAGCTTCAAGTTATGCTATAAATAAAATTGCTTCCGGAGATATCCCAAACATATCTGGAGTCATGCCGGCCATAACTGGAAACAATATTGCTAAACGGAATAAATATCTTATTGCCGAACAAACTGATCCAACATCCGGCAAGAAGATAGATATACTTATTGATGCAGAAACTGGAATAGTGTGGAAAGATCCTGCAACAGTTAACAAATACAGATAGAAAATAATGCTTTCAATTGAAGATAAGGGCCCCGATCCAAGCAAAGGTGTCTCCATAGATTCCTTTAGTTATGGAAATGATATAACAAAGAATGCTCCGGTTGTCTTGAAAAATCAACAGCAACCAGAAACAGACAAGGGCCCTGATCCATCAAAAGGCGTTCCACTCGATGCACTTCGTCCTGAAAATCCGGAACAATTCCAGTTACCTGATACTGAGGCAAAGACTTCCGTTACTCCTCTTGATCCGAATAAAGGATTAAAGGAACGTCAGGATGAACTTGACAAGCAGATTGCAAAACTGAATAATTACAAGGCAGAAATCACAAAGAAACCATTCCTGTCAACAATCAATGATGCGTTGTTTGATCATACATTTTCTCTTGGGAATGAAGATGAAAAGAAAAAGAAGATCCAAGATGTAGACGAGACTCTTACAAAACTCACTGCAGAACGCCAGACAATAGCAAATAAGATAGCACCTATTACTCCTGAAGTAATGAAGGATATCAATGACAAGACATCCTTTTCCGTCGACAAGAATAATATCTTTACTACCAAGTTTTCTGATGCCATTGAGAAATATGGGTTGCCACAGATAAACCGTGCTTATACTGAATACTGGAACCAACAGTTTGAGAAGGATGCCAAGGATGATGTGAAGCATTATGAACAGATGGGTGACACCAAACAGATGTTCACTTATAATGCAGTCAAGTATGGAGAAATGCCAACTCTTAATCCTGAAGAGACTACAGAAATAAGAACACTTTGGGATAAGATTCGCAACAGTCCGGAATTCAATGGTAAATATTCTACATCTCCGATAACATACGATAACCAGGTTAATGTGGCAAACCAGATGGTTAAAGAGTTTGTCGATAGTAAACATCTTAATGATGAAAATGTAGATACCAAGCAGAAATCTGATGACTGGATAAAATATTCAAAGGTCATCAGTTCCATGATGCAATATAATCCTGATAATGGCGCTGTGACAGTTCAGGGACTACAAGCATTTGCCAGGGCCAATACCGGACAGATCAATGACAGAATATCACAACTTCAGAGCATAGCAAACAATCTCAACACTATTGAGGATAAGTATAACAAGAATCCAGAAAGTAAACCTCCATGGTTTGTAGAGAATGGAACACCGGAACAAGCTCAGAAGTCATTCAATAATTACCAGGCTTATAAACAGTATGTCAATACTGAACTTACAACACTACAGAAGACCCAAACACTCAATAATGCTATCTATAATTTACCACTCAATAAGAATGCAAAAAAAGAGGTAGGTGCATTTGGGAAGAAGAATGATCCATCGAATATAGATATGCTTGACTTTAAGGCGGCCGGACTTGATGAATTATCACAAAGTCAGGATATCGTTGACCTTAACAAACGTGTTTATGCCGGAGAACACCTTTCCTGGGGCGAACAGAAGGCCGTTGAACTTGCGACGATACTCAACACTTCCCTACATGGGAAGACCTTAGAAACGCCTGATTTGACCTTAAAAGGGCCAAGTCTTGGTTTTAAGAATGTAACTCCTGCATCACTTACCGGAGATTATCTTTCCGGTATTGATATTCCGCGAGCCAGGGACAATCATGAACTTAAACATCTTTGGCAACTTCCATTTGCAACTGCCGGTGAATTAAGTCATGCATATGGATCTATTGCACATATGTTTGACTGGGTTCAAAACAAAATGGAGCAAGGGATAGCAAATATTGCATTCGGAGATAAGACAGGAGATAAATGGTATGATCTGAAGAAAAGAGGATTAATACCAAACTATATCGGAATAGGTGGAAATGATGAGACTGGTATGCTCGTTGATATGTTTAATGAGTTTTCAGAAAAGATGCCAGGACTACCTGTTACATCCGGTTCTCCATTTGCTAATGCCATGTGGTCAGGATATAAATCAACCGTAGATATTATTCCTGATATTGGTATGACATTGTTTATGCCTGAAGCTGGAGTACCTAAGATACTTGCTGAACTTGGAGTCAAGTCTTTCGGTAAATGGGCAATGTATCTTGGTGCTAAAGGGATGATTGAGAAAGCTGAAGAGTCTGAAGAAGGAACTATAAAACAGAAATTAACTGCACCACTCATTGGAGGCCTTGAAGGTGCGGCACAAGGATTCATGTACGATGCTCTTGGTATTATGGCATCAAAAGCTGGTTCCTTACTTGCTCGTAAGACCATGCCAAAATTAATGTTTGCTGATGGTTTTGAAAAGATAGATCCTACCTCAAGAGTATCTGATCTGAAAGGGGAAAACGTACCTATCTTCAAATCTACTGATGAGGCATTGAACTATCAATTAGGTTCCCTTGGATATTCTACTCTTGTCAATATGGTTTCCTTTGCCGGAATGAATATCATTGATGAATATGCCAGAACAGGAAAGATATCTGCTGAGTCAGGAGTATCAGGAGCCATGACAGGATTTATGCTTATAGCAAAAGATGCTGGACAGTTACTTACTGCAAAGGCAATGAATATGCTTGTTGTCGCTCCGGATGAGTTTGTATACAGACTTTATACAAGCAAGGTTACTTCTGAGCAGATGGCAAAGAAAGCTCAGGATCTTATTCAGGGAGTACACGAAAAAAGGTCAAAGAATGTTAAACAAGATCTATACCTGGCAAGAGTATGTCAGAACATGGCTGAATTGAAGGGATTACTGGAAGAACATAAGAATGATCCTAAAGCTATCGAATCGATTATACTTCAGTCTAAACTTGAGAAAGGAACGAAGAAATATATCATCCAGAAGTTAAAAATTGCATCAAAGGAAAAAGCGCAAGAAGGAGCACCATTATTCCCAAAAAAACCAAAGATAACTGAAGCTGATGCTGAGTCCATACAGAAACATAATGAAGAGATAAAAGGTAAGTATCCGGACTTATATTCAAATGGATTACTCGAAGTCGACAAACAATCCGGAGCTTTTATAGAGCCGGATGCAGCAACACTCTTTGCTATTCATGATCAATTATCAGAGGATATCGACAAGTTAAGCAAACGGAATGCTCATGATGACTATATCAATCCTGATAAGGATGCCATTGCAAAGATTAATGAACAGTTAAAATCACTTCCAGATACTCCTGAGAACACAAATTCAAGAAATGCATTACTCGCGCAGATTGAGACTATCAGGAAGATGCCATCTCCAGAGTTGACAAAGTTATTGAATCAAAGAGTTGCAGTTGAGAACCATCTTAATGAAATAGCATCAAATGTAAAACTTCCATTCAACTACAAACTTCCATCTGAGAAACATCAGGAACTTCTCAATCGTGTTGCTACCGGAGAACCGGTTACTGGAACCGTAAGTATTCCAGGTCAGGCAATACATAGGATGCTAATTACAATGCCTAATGGAGATCAGGTTAATGCATATCGTGGAACGGCACCCGGCATTGAAGAAACAAAAGAAGAATTCGAAGAGCGCAATAAACTTGCTCTTGGCGCAGCTCGTTCAAAGACTCCAGTTACTCTAAAGTATATCCCAAAAGCTGAATGGAACCCAGATGACAAAGCATTCGAATCATTCGTCAATCCATTTACCGGAGAAGTAGAACACGTACCATACGGAGACAAACTTGATGTCATGGTTGGTGACAAATCTATTGGTTCAGTTCAGGTTCATGACTATAGTGAACAACAATTGATGCGATCAAAATTCAACAAGGCAATAGAACTGGCCCAGGCATCAGAGAATGAAATAGTGCATAACCTTTCCTTTGATGCAGACGGTAAACCGGAAATGGGAAAGAAGAAAGAGAAGAAGATGCAGAAACTTGTTTCCGACATGGTATCCGGATTAAGTAATGCATTATCTACAGTCAAGACTGAAGATGTGATACCGTGGCTGAAAGGACAGATCGACAACAATAATAAACTCAAACAACCAGAGAAAGACTTCATAAAGAATTTCATTGACAAGAACAAACAGACCATATCAGAAAATGTGATGACAAGAAGGCTCATGGATGCCGGTTTTAAGACTCAGGTTAAAGGTTTTGATCCTTCGTCAATGATCCTACCAGAAAATGAGAATCCTGCCTTAAATCAATCCCAGAAGATAGCTGAGAGCCTAAAGACATTCACACCTATATGGAATGATATGTCGAATCGGTATAACCAAAGTCAGGGCCGGCTACAGATGGAGTTTAACCGGATGGCACTTAATGGTGATATCAGTGAGATAACCAACCAGGATACATGGAAAGCATGGTTATTAAAACATAGGACTGCTGACGATGTGAATAATGCTATTGTCGATTATCTTATGGATATGCACTTCCCTGTTGCTGTTTCAATGCTTGACTTTTATCATAGTGTCCGGCCGGTAAGAAAGATTGGTGTATATGTTGAGAAAGGAGTTATCTATACAAAGGATCTTAATCCATCCGAGTCGTATGAAGATTTCGTAAACAGGTTTGGAAGTACATTGAAAGCAACCGGTATTGATAAGATCAAGGAACTTATTCTTAACCGTAGGAGAGAACAAGAAGAAGCATTCAAATATGAAAACGCATTAAGTGCTGATGAACTCTACAAAATAAAGACAGAACAATTCGAGAAAGATCTTGACTTACTCTTCAATGTTACTGGAGTTTCAAAAGATGTGTGGAAACAATATTTCCAGCAGAGAACAAATGAAACAAAGGCTTATGCCAAAGAAGGGGATAAACGTAAAACCGACTATAAGACCTTCGATAATCTTATGCGGAACAAAGTATATCGCAGAGGTAAGAAAGGTGATTATCTATGGCGCCAGGGAGACATAATTTTTAATCTTCTCAAAGGTAATGCATCTCCGGCCGGCAAAGATCCGGAACAGGCAAGTGCTGACATCATAAAGTATTTTACTGAAGGTCGTGATGCAGACGAGGATCATAATGTAGTATTCTCAAATCTTTATAAGCTTTCTACAGCTCTTGGCAATCGTGAAGACATAGGAATAGATGGCCGCGATATCAAAGGCGATCATATGACTTCCTTTGAACAGAACAGTAACATATTTACCCAGGCAGACAATATACTTGAATCGGCTATAGACAATCCAATAACCAGACTTCACAAAGAGAATGGAGTGCCAATGCAGATCATCATAGTTAATGGACTGCATAATCTTGATATTAACAAATACAAGAAAGGAACTCCGGCTGAAGATATGAGCATGGAAGATATCTGGGCCACTCAGGTTAGTATGTTTGCAAACGGACTTGATACATACCAGCATAGTATCGGTCAGTTTGCTGATAAACCATCTATCTATGTCATAGAGGCACCAAAGGTTACAAATCCTACAGAAGAGCAATTCCAGGCATTATATAAGGATCTTCCAAAGAAAGACTTTGATGATGCTGTAGAGTATCTCACCAAAAAATATGCATACTGGCAGGATGATCTATATTCAAAACTTGCAAAGAATTATGAAGGGGATCATTTTCAGAAGTTGCATAATATGATGAAAGCATTCGTGTACAACTATGCTATGAACACGAAAGCTTCTAATGAGATATTCTTCGGCGATCTGCATTCATATTCTAATGTTCTAAACCTTGTCAAAAGAGCTGGAAGTTCTAACAGTCCCGGGTGGAATATGAATGAGAATGTAGAAGGAGGTATTGGTTCTCATGTCAGGGTAATAGTCGTTAATGACAAAGGAATATTCGACGACAAAGGAAATCTTATTACAGACAAGGGAGCTGATGGTGCAATCTTCATGTCCGGAGCATGGGCAAAGCGGGCCCAGGTATCTCAGGGATCAGTTTACAACAAAGAAGCAGTCTATCCTCAGTTATTATCAATGAAAGCTGTTGCTTCATGGCTTAGTGATGCAACAAACAAAAGAGGACTTTACAAGGGTAATTTCATTAATGTAGATGCTATATCAGAAGGAACCGGATCTCAAGCATATAAAGAGATTGCTGACTTCATGAAGAAAAATGGTATTGATGTTCTTATACCAAAATCTTCAGCCAAGGTTGTAACAGATAGTGAAGTTGCAAATATCTATGATGAGAAAGGTAATTTCAATCCAGACTTTGAAGTTGGAGAACAACACATAAACAATCTCAAGACATCACATATATTCGTTCAGCAGGATCTTCGTCATCCAGATGTTCCCAGAACAGCCAAGCAACCGGCCCAGTTCCTTCCAAACATATTGATTCTTCCGGAAGGTGGTCAGATAGCCGGGAATATTTCTGAGATGCAGAGATTATCAATTGAACAGTTCAAAGATGAATTAAATCAGAAATCATCTGATGAAGCAAAGATCGATTGGCTTAGAGAAAATGTAAATCAGTTCTCGCAACCAGATCTGTTCAGGCTTCTTGACATGGGACTTACGGTTGATGATCCTTCGTATCGTAAGATGATGCATACAATCCTCTCAGCTGCGATAAATAAAAAAGTCCTTGAGATACCAATAAACAGGATCGCCACTCAGGAGATACCTGATCTTGACGGATTATCCAGGCCATTACGAAAAACATCTGATGGTAAACACGTCATGCTTCCGGATATTGCGACTTCGTATAGGAATGGAAGGGAAGAGGATGAAAGGTTTAAAGGAAAAGTTCAGGACGCAATTGACCACATAAATACTCATGCAGAAGAATACCGCGATCTCTTTGATGACAATGGTAAACTAATGAAGTGGGAGATTGAAGAGAGAGATGGTATAATACCAGGAGAAGTTATAATATCAACAAGAGTTCCGGCTCATGGTCTTCCTTCACATACAGTAGCAAGATTAAGAAAGAATCTTCCCGGGAACTTCACAATGATTGACAGGAAAGGTCAAACAAACAGTGGTTCAGACTTTGATGGAGACCAGAGATATAACCAGGTATTTTATAAGCGCAAAGGAAATTCTTTCTTTGATGATACAAAGGAAGGTATAGCAAACCATAATATGATGCTAATGGTCTATGCTTATACTCATCCTGATAACTTTGATCTGATAAACCGGAAGATTGACGTAAATGCTTATGATGACATTCTTGAGAAGATAGGAAAACCATCGGTCAAACTATCCATTGATCCTATGGCTTATGAAGCTGCAAGGCTTAATAACATGGTTGGCGTTACGTCTAAAGGCATCATGACAGATATGATGACAGTATACAACCTGTTATCAAAACACAACATAAGACTTCGTAATCGCAAGTATATTCCAGTAGGATCAGGTATAGTTGAGGCAGAGAGATTTGTTTCCGGAAATATAATGCTTGATCAGATCATCAAGGATCAGTATGGTGCAGTCAGGAATCATCTTGCGAACCTTGAGAATATGTCTTTCGACAATACCAAGGATCCAAAGATCGAGGCCCTGGGATGTAATGAAATTACCTTTCCAATGGTTATTCTGTCAGTAATTGCTGATAGTCGTAACAGCAGTGAACATTTCAAGAGTTTCGAAGAACATTACCAGCATCTGCATGATGCTATAGGTAGGACAATGCAATATATGAATAGTCCTCTTGTAAGAGAGTTTGTATCTATAGCCAGGAGAAACAATGGTGGCATACGTAATGGAGATATGCAATCTATCTTTGAGAATCTTGAACATACTGCAGAAACTGAAAGCAATGAAAAGACTCCACGGTTTACAGTAAGAGATGTTAAGGATCTACGATCACTTCATTTCATGTCATCGGAACTTTCCGATATCAGGAATCTTTATCGTCTTACAGAATCAGCACCGACAACCTATGTTGACTATATAATGGCACAGAGACTTGTTGATAAGTTTAAGGCAAACAACAGGGAAAACGGTCTTAAGATATTCGATACAAGTTCGTTTTTTACAAGCCAGGGAGAGTTTCGCACAGAGTTCCGCGTTATTGACAGGGTGCTTGATATGTGTCGTGATTATGTCTTTGATGATATTCCTGAGACAAGTGAAGTTGGGAAGCAGATACAGGCATATGTTCTTCAGAAGATGATTGGTAATAATCCGAAGAAACTTCAGTTGACCAAAGATGAACTAAATGATGTATGCGCTTCAATAAACAATGCTTTCAATATTCGCGCTATTGGATTGAAACAATCATTTGGCAAGACTTCAAACGAGTTGCTTGAACTACTTCCCAGACTCAAGGCAGAAAATCCAGATAATGAGTTTCTGAAATATATCCGTGTAGTTAAAAAGAATGGTGTTGATACTGTAAGTATACTTCCGGAGTACACTCATGGAAAGATTTCAGATTTCCAGATGAAAAAGATAGGAGAAGCCTTTGATAAACTTGAATCACATACCAAAGACTTATTTGCCTCCTACGCAATAGAAAAGTATGGTGCCAGCTCTTTAACTTCTAATGGTGGGTTCTATGCCCTCTTTGGTGACAACTATCGTGTAGAGCTCTCAGAACGCGCCAGAAACGAAATGAACGATTGGTACTTTGGTGATGTATCTTCAGCTGACCGTCTTGCAATAGCTGATTGGGTTATCAGAGCAAATAGAAGCCAGGATATTCGTAAACTGAATGACGGGTATACTAATGATCGTCTTATGGATATGTTTACCGAACCATCCATTGATGTTCCTATTCGTCGGGATGCTCTTGAAGGAATAGGATCTATTGATGATATAACGCAATATCTTGACCAGGCAAATCAGTATGAATTTAACAGAACTTTTTCAGACTGGTTAAGACGTGAACTTGGAATACCGGAAGGTACACGCAAAGTGACTCTGAAGGAAGCAAGAGAGTTTTCTACTCAATATGCAAAAGGACGCCAGGCAATAGCTGACAAGTTCTTTCCACAGACAAAAGAAATGGATGAAGAAGATGTTCGTCAACTTCATGCCAATGATGCCGTAGGAACTGCCATGCTTACACATGATCCTGAACTGAATAAATTCATCTATGATCATCTTCAGAAAGTATTCCCAGACATAAAATTCTTCAGCAACCGTGATGAATTCTATGAGTTCTGCCGGAAGAACGGAGCTCGGATGATGGACGTTAACATGAATGCCGTTGGTCATGCATTCAAGAAAGCTGTATTCATTGATCCGAATTTTCCAGTACAAGAAGCATTATTCCATGAATACGGACATATCTATTGGGATGGATTGCCTGATGATGTAAGATCAAAACTTGAACTCAGAAAGTTATACAAGGAGATATTCCCACATCTTGATGGTGAAGATCTTGATGAGAAGATTATCATTGATATTGGTCGTGCTGGCACCGATATGGCAAATACTTTTGCTTATTCTAAGTTTGGCAGATTTACAGAGACTCTTAAAGATTTCTGGAGATCAGTAAAACAGTTCTTTGGAAAATATAACAAAACAGACCTTGTCAATGATATGGCTTATGACATCTGGAGAAACAAGAATAAGTTTGGGACTCTCTCTTCAAATGTCATCAAGGAAATGCATAACCTGATCGAGTATGACAGTTCAATAGAAGGATTTAACAGAGACAAGCCAAACCATACAGTAATTGTAGGTAATGTTCATCTGCCCGGGATTCATTCAGTAATCAACAGGGCCAAACAGAATAAGTTTGATCCTGACGATACTATTCAGAAGAACCTTGACAAGTTCACTCAGTTCTACAAAGAAAATAATGCTGGCCGGGAACCAACGGATGATGAGACTGCATTGTTTATCCACAACACTATGAACCGCTGGAATGCACGTACCGAAGCTGGTAATGCTGCACATATGGTAGCACAGGAGATCTTTGGTGGTGTACAGATGGATGAAGAAACAAGCAAACGTTTCGCACCGGGAGTACTTAATCAGATGCGTTCTTCTATGACTCAGATGCGTCAGGAACTTGAACATAAATATCCGGAATGCAAGTTCTATACTGAACATGATCTGATATCAATGGATCATAACTATTTTGGTGTTGCAGACCTTATAATGGATATTGGCAATAATCATCTTCATGTTTTCGATTTCAAGACTACGGAGAACGAATATAAAGATGCAGATGGTATTATAACTCCATGGTATAAAAAACCATTCGGCCTCATGCTTCCGCCAGTATCGAATGTTCAGGAGTCAAGATATTCAGAACATAAGATGCAACTTGCACTTGAGGCTATTGCACTTGAGGAACAGGAAAATCCTGATCATCCCGGAGAGAAGAATGTCATTGATGGAATGTATATCGTTCCGGTTATCCAGACCATGGGAGATGATGGACTTGTGAAGAGATCATACATATCAAAGATTGTTGAGATTCCCGGGGAAGACAGATCAAGAGTAATGGATAATATCATTCCTGTAGAAGTCAATGGTAAAGACAGAGAATATGCACAACTGATCCTTAATTCATATAATGAAACAGTCAAGAACTTAAAAGAGATATATGCTGAGTTTGACAAGAAGTTACAGGATGAGAAAATGCCACAGCATCTTCGTGATATGTATATGGCAATGTATTCCTATTTCAGTTCATCGTTTAACCACAAGATGGGAGAACTTGACCATAAGGATCTTGATGGTATAAGACTTGCTGCAGATAAGAATCTATACAATACCTTACTTGATCTTGGATATGAAGTAAAAGATATTAAGACAATGCCTACAGAAGTTCTTGTCAACGCAATGGCAAGAGGAATATCGAAAGCACAATATCTTGGTGGTGGCGGTGGCGGAACATTCTATCATCAGGTACCAGTAGACCCAGAGACTGTAGGGTTATATGGATCGACAGAGAAAGTTCCTAATCCAGCATACAAACCATTTGATGGATATTATCACAAAGAAATCGGTGGTATTGATGTTTATTTCCATGAAGCCGGCACGCAGACATTAAAGCTAGGAGATCCTGTTCTTCGTCTTTGGGAGACAACTTATCAGAGTCAGAAATATTCTTCTCATGATTTCAAGACTGTAGTATCAGTAGATGCAAATAAGAAAACTGTTACACTGAAAGATAATGATACCGGAGCTACAACAACTGAACCTAATGTTGAAGGCAATAGTGGTATTCTAAAGATTCATGAAGGAGAGATCGATAAACCTATTACTGATAACTACGTTCCAAGTACATTGACTCAACAGCGTGATCTTACTCAGACGCATTGGGATTATGGTCAGGAACCATTTCCAGGAGAGAAGAGTCCGAAAGCCATGGAAGAACAACAGAAATTCTACATGATCCGTAAGCGACTATGGTCATTCTATAATCGGTATGATACCCGTGAGAAACTTCTCGAGCTTCTGGATAATTATCAGCAAGTAGTTGAGGAATTCAATAAGCTTAATGAACTCAAGAGTGAGGATCCTAATTGGATAGCAAAAGGACTTCACACTTTACTTGGTGAGACATTGATGAACCATGATATGGCCCGGCAGTTGAATGATGAAGTTGACAAGGATGGAAAGCCTACTACATTTATGCCATTAGCAATGAATATCTATCATATGCTTACCGGTGATAACGCTGCTATAACAATGAGATTTGGAGGATTCCATCGGTTTGCCGAGTACTTTGAACCGGAAAGGATGATCCCAGGGCAGTATATCGGATTCAGTTATGCCATGTCAATGAAGAACCAGGCTCTCTTCAAAGTACATGAAGATCAATATGACATGCTTAAGAAACTTGATCCTATTATTGGTAATCTCAACAGAGATAATATTACGATCAAGATGGGTAATAAACTCTTCTGGGCAAGTCCTGACCGGAATGGATTAAGTGAAGACGAGAGAAAATTCTTAAGAGAAGTATACAAAAACTATTATACCTACACAGAGAAGTTTTTCAGTATTGCTCAACGATATGACAAGATGGGCAAACCGGTTGGTATTAATGAAGAGAATGGAATGTCAATGTATCCTCAGCTTATTCCTGTAAACAGGGTAAGTGCAACAACCGGTGAGTTTGAAGATCTGTTAGGAGATGGAAAGAAAGGAAGAAAGTGGGGTTCTGCTATTCATGATGTGATGACTGACCCTAAGTTTGATAATGTATCTATAGTTGTCGATCCAAAGAATCCTGGCAAGACTGTTAAATTCGGGGATTTCAAAGATCAGTTCATGATCGAGAACGCTACAGATGCAGAGATTGAACAATGGATGGGCAAGAAATATCGGTACTGGCTGAAGTCTCATAAGATATTCCCAGATATGTCTACAGGAAAACTGTATGATGCTTACATGCAGGCCCAGAAGAAGTACTACGAATCAGATAGGAGTAATACCGGAAGACGTATAACATCAATGGCTGATCAGAAATCGAAGTATGCAACAAAACATTTTGTTGAGTCTGAGATTGAGGTCATGAAGTCGAATATCTGGGCTTTTCACATGAAACACGTTCTTGCTTCTACTGACTATGTTTTATCGCATTACGCAGGCGTTAAGAATGTCCATGACTATCTTCAACAGTATATGGACTTGATGTTGTTCAAGAAAAGTCCAAGAGAGAATAAGGCACTTACCGGATTTGTAAATACCATTATGCAATGGAAGTCATTCTCTACAATGGTATATTCACTCAAGACACAACAGTATAACTTTGCCGTTGGCCAGGCAATGGATATCACTCGTGAGCCAGCTGCCTATGCAACTGGGATGAAACGTATGGGCCTCAATCCTGAGAACTTTACAAAGGCATTCAATATTCTTCGCAGGGAAGGCCTTGGCAATATCGTAGACGAGTCAAGATTCAATGAGATATCCAAGCAACACGGACTTGCTCTTGAATGGTCACAGGGCAAGAAATTCGCTCCCTGGACACTGGATAAGTTCCTTAACAAAGGATATCTTCCTATGGAATGGGTAGAAAGGATGAACCAGTTCCCGATCTTTACCGGACTCATGACTGATGCAGAATGGAATGCTTATGACAAGAATGGTGAGATTGTACCCGGTCATGAACAAGATGCATTATCATTTTCTCGCAAGTATATTCTTTCATCAAGAGTCAAGGATATACATGGTGACTATACTCCGGAGAATGCAGCTCCATTCTGGAATACTAATGCCGGGGCATTGTTCATGCAGTTCATCAAGTGGGTACCAGCAAAATTATATTCTCAGTTTGTACCTTATCATTTCGATAGGAATTACATGATACGTTCCGGGATATTTCCTACCATAAAGACTTATCTGAATATTGTAAGGTTTAATAATATTGGCGAAGAAAGCAGAAGACTTGAATACAAACAAGCTCTTGAAAGATGGCCAGATGCAGACAAGGCAGAAGAACATAACAAGTGGGTTGCAGAGAAATATGCTGGTAATCCGGATATGATTGCCAAGATGTCCATTGATACTAAGAACCTGAAGAAAAGCACATTCAATCTGCAACAGCAATTTCTGCAAGGAACCAGGGATTATATGCAGATGCTTGAAGCCGGACGTAATGGAGGGCGGATCAAATATGCAGATCTGGCAGAACAAGATCATCGCAATCTCATGTCAGGAATAATAGGCCTTGCAATGTTTGGTGGTTTCGCTGCCGGCATAGGTGCATTGATGGAATCAAAGAAAAAACTGAAGGGTTTCTGGCCGACACAGAAAGAATGGTTACTTCGCTTCTTCACTCGTTATTCCGGAGATATGTATCTTGCATCGAATATGGGACCAACACTTAACCAGGCATCGTCAGGCAACTTCTTTGAATCAAAGGCAAAGAATCTTATTCCAGCACTCTCTCTTGGTACTAACCTCATGAAAGGCGTAAGAGACTTTACTGAGTATATACATGGACTTGCCTTGAAAGCTTTCGATCCGGACAGTTATAGTGAGAATTTGCTTGATACAGACTTCGGCAGGTATACCAAGATGACGGATTACAATGATGTTGGGGATGCCAAGTGGATCTATGATCTATTCAATGTACTTCCCGGAGGTGCTGCAATAAAAGCTCTTGAACAACGTCGTATGCAGGTTATTTATGCAAAACCATATAAGGAATATCTTGAGAAGAATGAGCATATGAGCCCGGAATTCATTGAGGCTATCAGTAATGTTGTTGATGTAACGAAGTCCACAAAACAGATCATGGATGATGCTAAGCGTGGAGAGACATTAAAGAAAGCGCTTCCTATGTCTTTACTATGGGATGCCATGACAAAAGATCAACTCTTCTCGTATCGTGATGCATTACAAGGCAAGGCAGTATTCAATAAAACAAAATCTCTTTCCCAGGATGCTGCATATCTGTATCAGTGGTTACAGCAGTATCCTTTATCGCAAGAAGATCTTGATTCTATACTTGAGAAGGCTGGAAAGATGGAAGAATTCCTGAAGAAAGGGGAAGGCCGTTCTGACAAAGAGAAGATGGATAAACTCTACAAAGCAATAGATTTCTACAAAGATGGAAATCCAGATAGTCTATTCAATGTTGACGATATACTTTCGAAATATAAAAATACTCCTATGAATAAGCGTATTGATTTAACTCGCCCAAAAACTGTTATTGAAAAATTAAGAACGGGAAAGTAAAAAAGAATTAACTTTAAAAGAAAAAAGATATGGCTTTTTCAAATGTAACATTGCTCTCCGTGGTTCAGGAATCACAGGACGCTACAGAAATAAGAATTTGGGACGAATCTACCTGGGGAGGACAGTCCGGAAATGTAACTGGTGCTTGCATTGTCATATCTTATTATGACAGTGATGGTGATCTAAAGTCACTCGATCCATACTACCTGATTGTCGGCCAGACAAAAACCAAATGGGATGAGTATCTTGATAAGCAAAATGGTCATATTATCGACATTGATGACCTTACTGTCAGCGGAGTTGCTTTTGGCGACAAGTTTACAGATGGATACTACATTGTCACACTCTATGTCACTGATGGCACATATGGTACTTTCATTGCTGGTGGATGGCTTAAATATGCCAATTCTCAGGCTTTCCTTGCTAGGGCAAGATTCACATCAAGGAAGTTACCAGCAACACTTACATGGCCTCTTACCGACGAAGTAAGGGTAGTAAATAAGGATATCTTCCTCTTGCAGATGTATCTCAATGCCGCGGAAGATGCTGCCGACTACGGTCTCCTCACAGAGTTTAATAACATCATAACTCTTGTGAATGCAATATTCTCGTATTACAAAATCGAAAATATCTGGTCATGACACAGGACGATCTTGATACTCAGGTAGACCTTCTATGTAGTAGTGAGGTAAAACTTGCCAGTATTGCAGCGACAATGCGCAGGCAAGGTGATCCGCAGGTTTCATTCAGGGAAGATGATCTCATGCTTCTTCAGAACTGTCTTGTCACTCTGAAGTTTTATGATGTTACTTCTTTGCTTCTCACCGATGCAGAAATAGAAACTGCAATACAACTTGGTACGTCGACAATACTTAAATGGACACGATAATGGGCGGAAGTAAACCATTCGGATCAACAAAGGAATTTCCAAAGATGAGCCAGCCTTCCGGAAAGGAAATGCTGCCACATCCGGCATCAAACTCAATAAACTTTATTGATCTTGCCGATACGTTCCTGAGTTATGCAGGTAAGGCAAACTATTATCTTCGGATAAATGCTGGAGAGAATGGTATTACTGCTGTAAGTACGGTAAGTCTTGATACTGCATTCCTTGATCTCACAGATACCTTTGCAAGTTATTCCGGGAAAGCTGGCTTTGCTGTTGTTGTTAATTCCGGAGCTACAGGACTGGAAGCTACTGCAAAACCATTTCTGCAAGGAGTAAATGCTGATTTTCAACTGCACGAAATAAAGAACATCGTTATTGATCACGTCACATCAAATCCAGCAACTCCCTCTGAAGGTCAGTTATGGTACAATACTACAACTCATATACTGAGGTATTATGATGGAACTAACAATATCGATATCACGAATCTTGGCGGTAACTTTCATTCTCTCTCTTCCTCTTCTTATCTTTCCACTCATGAGATCCCGGTCTATGATACAATAGGTGGTGCTTATCATAAGATAACTCTTGGAGATTTACCAACAACTACAGAATTTGCAGAAATAGATGTAGACAGCGGAGATGACATTGTCGCTTCATCTGAAGGGGTTGTAACACTTGCTGGCGATGGAGTCCTGGCAACATTTGTAGGATCATTAACTCCGGATACTATTACTCTGACATTGTCAACACAGACAATGAATCTTATCTTTGCCGGCCCTCCAAGTGGATCTGCTGCCAAACCTACATTCAGGGCAATGGTAGATGCTGATCTTCCTTCGAGTTATCATAATGCTGTCTGGGATACTCTCGTATCAACTCCATTGACTTCTCTTGTACCATATACTGGAGCAACTGCTTCTGTAGATCTTGGTGATCAGACATTGTCAACAACCGGCCGGGCAACGGTTGGTGACATAACGATAGTCAATACTCCGGTTGTCTCAACTGATGCCGCCACAGTAGGATATGTAAATCTTATCGTAGCTCTGGGAATATTCTGGGTTGCAGCTGTTGAGGATATTGTTTCATCATTACCAGGAGGAACACCTGCTTCCGGGCTTCGCTACATACTTTCCACTAATAAAAAAATATATACTGCCAATGGTTCTGGAGGTTATGATACACCTTCTGCTACAACAACCGGAACAACTTGTTTCGTTAAGTCAAATGCTGCAGCTCCGACAAATGAAATAGGGCCCTACACATACAATGGATCAGACTGGGTTTATATTGGAGCCGGCCAGATACATAATGATCTTTCGTCGATACAAGGAGGAACAACTGCAGAATACTATCATCTTACTTTAGCACAACATGCTGTTGCTATCCAGGCAGCCACGGATAGTCTTAATGGTTATCTTTCTTCTGCAGACTGGTCATACTTCGATTCAAAGGCTGACTATCCTCATGCTCATGATGATGGTATCTTTGACTGGAGTATGAGCGGAAATGGATCCTACGTGGCCTACGCTGCGAAATCCGCGGGTTGTTTTGATAGTGGTGCTGTTGCTCCATCGCATACCAATCGATTGAATTACGATGGCTATCTGTACGCTACAAAGCTTTATTCAGCCAATACTGAAGTAAGTGTTACCGGACATACTCATGCTGAGTCAACGATAACCTTTACAGCGATAACTACAAATAACGTATCAATAACAAAACATGGTTACTGTCCTATTCTTCCTAACGATGCAACAAAGTATCTTGATGGTACGGGTGCCTGGACGGTTCCGGCAGGAAGTGGTGGCGGATCATCATTATGGTCAAGATCTGGTACTGTACTCTCTACATTGAATGCCGGAGATAAGGTTGCCATAGGAAGTACAACACCTGGTACATATATGCTTCACGTTACCGGTAATGGTTATTTTACTGGAGCTGTACAGGTAAACTGCGATATCCGGAATAAGATAGTTCTTGGGCCGGTTGAAGATGTCCTTGACAATATAATGAATATTGAGACCATAAGATTCATATACAAGGATGACGAGTTCAAAGAAAAAAGATGTGGTTTCTCAGCTCAGAATGTAAATAAGTTTTTCCCTTGTGTCGCTTCTTATTATGAAGAAACAGATCAGTATGGTATCGATCCTATTGGTGTAGGAGCTATGAATACAAAAGCTATACAGGAGCTCAGGGCCAGGTTTGAAAGAAGACTTGAGTTGCTTGAAAATGAGTTTGCAGATATCATAAGAAGATAATATGTCAAAACTTGCTACATCTGATCTTTCTACAGATGATATAAAGATTGCACTTGGATTACAAGGTGTTCAGTCTATCGAAGATTTATGCACAAGTGAGAATGTAAAGCCAGAAGGACTTGATGCTACATATTGTCCCGGAGCTCAGTCTTATAATAAACTGATAAATCTTCGAACAGAACCATACGATATCAGTAAGTTTCGTGGTTATGATCCGAGTGATAGAATTACTGTTCTTGACAATAGTAATCTGATCCATAAGTTAAATGCCGGAGAATGGGATTCTTCTCTTATTCTTGGGATCGATCATCGTTGTGTTGTTCGTGGTTCTGATGGTTATACATGGATCGGAGCCGAGACATCTTTATATCCTGGCAATGAAGGATTATACCGATATACCGGTACTGGGATGGGATGGAAAGTTCCTGCTTCATATCTTTCCGGATCATTTGTATATTCATTACTTGTAGATAACGATGGCAAACTCTGGATTGGCACAAGCAATGGAATAACAATCTACGATCCGATTGCTAATACATGGACAAAGTATACTGCATCTTCACCTTATGCTTCTGGTAAGATGACAAATAGTAACGTAAAGTGCATGCTCCTTGATAGTGTGGACGGTTCTATATGGCTTGGTACTTTGCGAGAACTCATTAATATCAAAGTCTTAAATAGTAGTCTTGGATGGATCCGATATACATATCCGGTACTATCTGACTATGCGGTACTATCAATAGCTCAGGATGCAGCCGGTGATCTTTGGATTGGTACTATGTTTGGCGGTGTTACCAAAATGAATCACATAACTCATGCAACTACATTTTATAAAGTTGCAGATGGACTTGCAAACAGGCGAGTAAATTCCGTGAAGATTGACAGTAGTGATGTCAAATGGTTTGCAACTGCATCAGGTCTGTCTGTATATGATGGTACGTGGACAACGCTAACTACAACTGATGGTCTGGCAAATAATAATGTTCTCTGTCTTGTTGTAGATAATGTAGACTGTAAATGGATTGGCTGTCATGGAGGATTATCAAAAATATTCAGAAAAACAGGAACGATTCAGACGTGGTATTTTAATGGATTACATGATCCTAATGATGAACCATCACCTGGTATTGATAGTATAAATGCCATTTTTGCTGAAGTTGCTCCTGTAGTTCCTGATGCTGTTGTTGCTACCGCAGGGGTAGATATTGATGAGTGGTCATTTACGGCTCATTGGAATATTTCTGAACTTGCTTTAGGATATTATCTTGATGTTTCAGAGGATCCTGCTTTTGCTACTTTTGTTTCGGGTTTTAATAATCTTAATGTTGGTAATGTTCTTTTATATGGAGTAACTGGTCTTACTCCAAATATTAACTATTACTACAGATTAAGGGCATACAATAAAAACGGTACAAGCAGTAACTCAAATATTATAACATATAATATAGTACATCAATATGATGATTGGTTCTTGCCATCTCTTGATGAGTTACAGGCAATGTATGATCAATTGCAACTACATGGAATAGGTAACTTTTCTATTATTAATTCAACCTATTGGTCTTCAAGTGAAGGTTCAGTTCCGGCAACTTCTGCTAAGGCTATTGATTTTTCAAATAGTTCAACATGGAATAATGTGAAAAGTAATTCTGCCGGCCCATGTACTAGAGCCTGCAGAGCATTTACGTCTACTAATCATTCATACGCATTAAGAGATACCGGTCCGGCAGGAGGATGGATATTCTGGAAGTCAGGGAATAATTATCTTGAATGTGCTGTATCAGATTTAAGTAATACCCAGTCATGGAGTAATGTTACAAATCTTGCTATTGGTACTACTGGAACTGCAATAGGAACCGGTCAGTCAAATACAAATAAAGTAATAGCGCAGGTTGGTCATATAAACAGTGCTGCTAAACTTTGCAATGATCTTATAGTATAAAAAAAGAGGCCTAAGCCTCTTTTTCATTACCATCGTCAATCTTCTCTGGATCAAACTTACTTATCCCCGCCAGTTCTGTGTAATGAATAGTCAGAAATACATTACCGGTAACCCAATCAATAACCTTTGGTAATGACCAGTTCAATGCTTCTTCCGGTAGGAATGGATTTACTTCTTTCCCTACAGCAAGTTTTGCACGGATAGACTCAGGAATATCAACTGTATCCCATGCGACAACAAAGTATCTTTTTATCTCCTGCATTGAGTCATCCTTCTTTGGAGCCATGCGTTGCGGAAGAATAAGATTTGCAACCTTTGACTTTATCTGCTTTCCGGGAGCATCAATGACATAGATTCTTCCATTGACCGGTTCGCTTTCGCACTTTGGTATCTCAATGGATTTATACTCTATTTCTTCTTCGGCTTTTACAAACTTTTGTCGGAAATCTTCTGTAACTAATCCTGGGGATACTACTCCGGATAATACAGGAGACTCACGGTCGCCTTGTTCATCTGACGGATGACCAATGTTATCAGCCATTTCATTTATTTCTTTCTTTCTTTTCTCTTCCATTTTATGATTGTTTTTGTGGTTTAGTTGAAAATGCTGCTTCAATTTCGTGAAGATAGTTAAAATAATTGTCACGATTTACAGGAATATGCAAAATCAGATCTTTGTCGATGTAGTTGCATATCTTGTCTGCCTCGATAGGATAGTGTTCGCGAACTATTGCCTTGGCTTTAGCCTTATCAAAGCATGAGTCAAGATCAACCTGGTTATAGATGTTCGACTTATTGATCATTGGAAGTATGTCCCTGACAATACTGAAGTGCCGGCATCCGGTAAACTTATCGGTACCGTTGGAGTCTTTATATAGTTCAGCAGCTGGGTGTGGCGCTGTAAGGACTACATGCTTGGGATTCTTGATGTATTGCTGGTATTCCTGAGCATCCCGGCCCCAGAGAAGATATATGACCTGATGTTCTTTTTTGTCAAGAGCCTTGAAAACTTCTTCTATAACCAATTCCCATCCTTTTCCTTTATGAGATCCTGACTTGTTCTCTTCGACGGTAAGAACTACGTTTAACAAGAGAATGCCAAGTTTCGTCCAGTTTGTAAGATCAGCTGTAGGAAAGAACTCTTCAATGGTTACGTTGTGGAAATATTGAATGTTTAGATCTTGGTATATCTCCTTGAAGATAACCTCAAGAGATTTGGGCCACTCTTTCTTTCGTGAAGAGAATGCCAGACCATCAGCGACTCCTTCCCACGGATATGGATCCTGACCGAGTATTACTACTTTAGTTTGCTCGTAAGTACAGAGATCGAATGCCCTGAATACATCTTTGCCTTCCGGATAGATCTTCTTGTTCTGGCGCTCAGACTTCAGAAATGCCTGTAACTCTCGCATCCTTGGAGTTGAGAGAACCGGTGTTAGTATTTCATTCCAAGTCATGATTCGTCTTTTAGATTATCAAGGATACTCTTAAGTTGATCCCATGTACGATACAATGGATTAATGAAATAGTCTGTTCTCCATGAATATGCTGACAGATTACCATTGAAACATCTTTTGATAAAATATCCTCTATACATTAATGGATGTTTTGTCATGTATAATGTTTTAGATCGATTTGAAATTTGTTGTACTTATAGTGTTCGGCCGGCTTAGGATTGATGTCACATTCCATAACAAGCCACATGATGACTTCATTTATGTATTTAGCCATCTCTGTCTTACTTCTCACTATTTCATTGAAATCAGGAACTGTTTCAACAACTTTAAGACTTCCGTCTTTCATTGTTATGTTTCTCATAGTTCCACGGACTTCCTGAAGAAGAATAGAATGAATTTCTTTTTCTTTCATTCCTCCAAAGGTATTTGAGTTCATGCATTCCTTCCGGATGATACCACCGAAGTAATATGCCAGTTGGTTCCGGGAAGCTCCGGGAGTATCTTCTTCAATGATAGCATACCCCCGTTTGCCTTCCAGATTTCTTTTGCAGAGCTCAAACATATCCGGACTTTCCCAGTTGAACTTCCCATCGGTTACGGTGAAGAAGTGCTTATATGCAAGCTCTCTCATTTCTACCAGTTACCTTCAACGGTCTTTCCTGTTGCTGGCTGATCAGATGATGGTTCTGGTCCTAATGAATCAGGTTCATCAGATCCTTCGATCTTATATCCGCCTGCATATTTTCTGAACTCATCAGATGTAGCCGCTTTTTTCTGCAACCATTTTGGCATCTTTTCAAAAAGATCCTTATCGAAGCCATTGGTTGCAATCTTGTCCCAATCCCAGTTGTAGTAAGCATTGACGACAGGAAGTGCTTCGACATTCTTTGGTACCGGCATGATACCATTGAATTTAAGGTTTGTGTTGGCATTGGTTGCTACAGAAACTTCTTTGCCGATGTAGTCCTTCTTGCGTTTATGTATAAATGATATGAAACATGGTTTGCCGATCATTACTGCCGGGTCGAATGACTCTTCCTCTTTTTCATCAAGAGGCCTGTTTCTCCATGAGGAAACGAGTTTTGACAGATTGGACTTGTCACCTGTTACGGCTGTCAGTTCCATGCCAATAACGAATGGCTGTTCGCCCTTGTCGGGATTGAATGTTGCAAGTAATCCTGGGAATTCCCACGTGATGTAGATCTTTCTCTGCTTGCCTTTTGCTTCTCCTTTGAAAAATACCGGAACTGTTCCGATATCGATTACTGAATAACATCTTGCGAATGCGGTTTGAGGTTCGGGCAGCGGTACTGAATTAAAGTTACCGCCTTTTGTGGCTTGTGTCATAATTAATAAAGATTTAGTGTAACAATAAGTGAAGATTAATTTAATGATAATTTTCTTTCCAACGTATGTGTATCAAATGTAAGTTGTTATAGCGAGATATCAAAGTTTGCGTCCTATTATTTTCATCCATTGTTCATAACTCCAAACTTCCAATCCTTTGCTCTTTCGATACTCCATGAGTTCCCGCCATCTTATTTTGAATCGTTCCCGATGCCATAGTTTTTTCAGATATGCACGTTTCTTATTGCATCGTCTTATATGTGCGGCCAGTTCTGCATCCCAGCGTCTTTGTCGTTCCTGCATGGTCATTCCAAGGAACCCGAGTTCGTCTATCTTGACATAAACACCAAGTCGCATCCGGTTTACTATTCTTGTGAAAAAAAGTCTTATAACCCGTTCTACCAAGTTATAAGACAAATCCATTCCCTGTTCTTTGCCATCTTCAACGATTTGTCTGATGATCAGGTTCCATCCATGGGGGCCATCAAAAGGAACTTTACCTGACGACGTACTGGTCGTCGATATAGAATTTAATGCCCGGTAAGGTCTCTCGTCCTGAATGCAAATCCTCTTTGATTTTCTCTCTGTTTTCATTTATAAAAGAATATATCTTTGATTCATCAACACTAAGAAGATCTCTGGTTACTGATAATTCATCAACAACAGTATACTTCAGCTGACCTCTTATTCCTTTCCCTGCATCAGCAACTACAGCTTCATTAGCTTTATCTTCTTTCTTTATCGCTCTTCCAATCTTCTTATCTGTTGTTTCAAAGTTCTCCTTACTCTCAACTTCGGCTGCAGCACGTTTCTCGGATATCTTCTCAAGAGCCTTTGTTCTCTGATATGGTTCCAGGTGTTCAGCTTCGATGATCAGAAGGCTTGCCTTGTGTTCAGCCAGGCGTTTGCGTATCTTGCGTACCATTTCGCTGTAAAGCTCGGAAAAATATTTGAATGTCTCTTCTTTGGGAAGACTTCCGTCAAGCCATGTGGAAAGATCATCACAGTCAGAAGATTTGATACAGCCGGAACTTTGTTTGTTCTCCCCATTCTTGTTCTGCCAGTTGCCACCATATATCCTGGCATTAAGCTGGACTTCAATCCTGTTGATCTTGGCATTTTCTTCAGTCATCTCTGCCTGTTTGACCTCAAGTTCCTTGTCCTTTGCTTCTTTCTCAACTCTGGCTGCAGCTTCCTGGACGACCTTATAGTTAGCGATCTCTGAAGTGATACGGACCTTGATCCGTGTAAGCATATCGGTGACAGTCTTGAAATAACTGTCAATAGCTTTTGATGTGGCCAGATATGGTTCTTTCAGTATTACGCGAGTATTCTCAACTTCCTTGAGATAACCAACTACGTTTGCCGCATTGTTTTCGGCTATTGTCAGGATCTCCGGAGTGGTGATCTTCAGTTCAAGACTCATCTTGTCAAGTTCAGGAAGTTTATCCTGGATGATCTTGACCTTAGATGCCATTGTTTCTACCGGCATCAGTGATTCAGTTTTCTTTACTGCCTTGGTTGTTTCTTTGTCTTTAGTTGCTTTCATGATTATTACTTATTGTACATTATAGTTTAATTGTTTCGATTTGTGCAGGTATGTAGACAATAACGGGGTCGGATTATGGAATAATTTATCTTCAATCTCTATCAGTCTTGCCTTTGGATGCACTGTTGCTCCATAATGACGTAGTTTTCGATGAAGATAATACCTACTTGCATTACTCATCTGTATTTATATTTTGTACAATTTTCTTGAGTGACGATCTGTATTCCTTCGTTTCTTCTCTTTCTTGAATGAGAAGTTCTGTGAATCTACCCTGGTCAAATATACTATTGATGGCGTCGGTACACATCTGCTGGAGTTGTTCCGGTTTTATAGCGTCCAGTTCGACCTGTCCAAGTCCTGTCCACTTTGCGGTCCTCACATCAGATTCTTTTGCTGGTGCCGGTGGAAGGTTCCATTCGATAACCTGATCTTCCATTAAAGCTATTCTTCTTACTTCAACTTCAACACCAAACTTCATGAAGTTCTCATAGATACTTCTCGGAATATCTTCCCCGGAAGGATCGTAATCACCGAAGTATATTATTATTGGCTTCTTTCCTTCTTCCACTGCATTCTCAAATCTTTTTGATGCTTCATGAAGGAATGTCAATGAAGGATATCCCTTGCATGCACCAAGTGTCACACCTTGTCTTGTAGTAACTGGATTGAATACTCCTTGGAGTGCTTTCTTTTCGATGAATACTTCGGGATAATATTCCTGATTTTCCCATCTGTTCTTTGAATAATATTGCATCCAACTTTTGATAGCATCTTCGGCATCAAGGATCGCTTCATTAACATTTGTCTGTTTGAACTTCGTTTCACCTATCATGACACGGTCCAGATCAGAGAATTGGTCAAAGTCAATATCATTATTCCATCTGGCATCAATCATTGCTGTAACTACACGTTTGTAGTGATTGATATCATTGGTCATGCCAATACCTACCAGTTGGTAATGTAAGGATCTCAAAGTAAGAACTCCAAATGCATACCTACTACAGATCTCAATAGAATGTTCTATGATCCACTGTTTTGTAAAAATATCTTTTTCCATGATTAAAATCCTTCAAAGTTAATTTGTTTCTCTGCCTCGTAATTTGTGAACGGATATACCGTATAAGCACTACTGAGATTGCTTATATCCTCTCTCTCAAGAAATCTGTTCGATCTCCTGTCAAATTTAAGCAATACCGGATTGGCCCTGTCGGTAGGAAATCCTGCCAGCTTATGTTCCTTGTTCTTTTGGATATGGATCTCTGCCAGAGTATTCTGCCATGACGTGCGATCATGCTTGTGAATGCACATCATTGAGTAAGTTGTTGATGACCATACCTGGCCGCCAATGAGATCAAACTGACTTGGAGCCGGATAGTTCTTATCCTTATCCCTTGGCGGAGTAGGTGGATGATGACATATCAGGTTGATCAGATCATTCTTTATTGCGATCCTTACTTCAGCTGCCAACTCTTCCTGAAGATACATATCGATGGATTTGTTCCCAAGGTCATGTTTCAGGTTTTTCCATGGATCAGTAAGGAATCCATTTATGCCATGTTGCCGAATAAGGTTCTTTTTAACGCGTCTAAGCTCACTTGGTGTGTAGCCTTCCTCATTGTCCACAAAGAAGAAATGCTTGTCTATATGCCTCTGGATTGCGTCCTGGTAGCGTTTTTTACTCATCCTGTCTCCAAAAGAAATGTCTGCAGTATCTCCTACAAGTATTTCAGTCAGGGTATCAATGATATTTTCCGGTGGATAGTTCTCAGGACAATACATTCCCCACTTCCAGTCGTATAGAACAGTTGATATCACTATCAGATTGAAAAGAAGACTTGACTTACCTTCCCCGGGATAACCATTGCCAAGGACTAACCAGCCAGGCATCCAATTGAAATGCGGATCCAGTGATTTGTATCCTGTTGAATAACCTTTCTGCCTGCCATTGTCAAAGATTCTTTCCATTTTATCCCAGTACTGGGAAGCTGTTGTCACTCCAGATATCGGATACGGATGTGCATATTCATTGGAAAGACTGTTTGCCAGGTATTCCTTTCCCTTAGATACAAGAAGATCATTGGCATCTTTGCATGGAGTACCATCTTGTTTCGTATATTCTGAGAACTTAATGTACCGGCATCTGTCCTTGCCAAGTCTCCGGGCCAGCTCCTCACGAAGTTTCAATCCGGGAATATCATCATCGGTAGCAAGATAGATTGTTTCTATTTCTTTGAAGTATTCAATGCAGATGTCAAGATAATTGAGGTTGAGGTTCTCCCTGAATCTTCCGGTTCTTTTGAACTCTTCAATCTCCTGCGGTGATATTGCTGATCCATTTGGTACGCTTATGACATTCGTGATGCCGGCTTCATGATATGCAAGAACGTCCATCTCTCCTTCAACAATGACAACCGATTTCTGTCCTTTCATTGCATCAAGATTATAAAATATCTTGGTAGCTCCGGATATCAGTTTGAAATTCTTGTCTTCATCCCTGTACTTTATATCAATGAGTATACCGTCTTTCTTGTACTTGAAGTTGATGCATTTCCTATTTACATAGGTACCTCGGACACTCTCGTTTCCTTCCTTGACCTTATTCTGAAGTATCGGTTCGGTACTCATCGAAATATCAAGATTCAGCAATGTCTGTTTTGAGATTTTCCTTTCTTCCCAAAACCATTTAACCAGACTATCACTTACCGGAAGTGTCTTCTTGGCTTCAAGGATAGGTTTAATCGTCATCCTGTTATAATAATCCTCATCGACAATATAACCACCTTCATTACAATGGTTACAGCGCCAGGGCCGCGGTATCTTGTTCACGTTAATAGCAAGCTTCTTTTCTTTCTGGTGAGCCGGTTCCCGGGTTGGAGAACATATAGGGCATACTATATAAACTTCTCCTGTTGCCGGCATCTTGTCTTTCGGAATAGTGATATCGAATATGCCTTTGCTTGTTATTATCTTTTCCATCTATTTGCTTGCCTCCTTTGCATAAGCTTTGTTAACTTCTTCTCTTGTTACTGGCTTGACAGCATTTTCTGCCGGCCGATTCATTCCAAGTTTCTCTTTGAGGTCATTACGATATTTCTGCCAGTCCTCAAGATACCGTTCATTTTCAGGATTAAGAAATACCTGAGCCATCAACTTCTGTCTGGCAAAACCATTCTTATGTTCCAAAATAAGATATTCAAAATAATATCTGCGCTGATCAGATAGGAAATCTCTGGAATACTTTCTGCGAACCTTAATATAATATTCAAGAGCTTTCTTTCTTACACCTGGCCATGCAACCTTGCCATCCTCTTTCCAAAAGAATTCATCAAACTCTTTTTCGATGTCTGCGAATCCATCCATCCACTTTGAAGTGACAATACATTCATCGCCTTTGATGATAATGAATCCTTTCAGAATAAGTCCTTTTAGGATCTGTTGCTGGTTATCCGGAGAGAAACCTGTTTGTATATATGTCGATAATGTATCAGCGACTTCACCCTTGTCTTGTTTTCGGGCCATATGATCAAGGAACGCATATTCACTGCAGTTAAGTCCAAGACTTACTCTTGCAGCATGATTGATCGTAGTACTGCCGACTATAGCCGGAGCCTTCGATTTATAACTATCAAGACTTGCCATAAATAATTGTTTGAAAGTGGAATAACTACTTTTTTTTGTCAGAAGGTTTTATTGATAGATCGCCTTCCGTATCTTTCTCCAGCTTGACAATCCGCGGTGTGCCGGGTATTGCTGTTGGCGTAATCCATTTGATGAATGACAAAAACCTTGCGTTCCAGCGGATGATCTCTTCCTTGGACTCAGCATCACGCATGACAACAAAGACTCTGTATCCATCCGATGAGGCTTCCAGATATGGTACAAGTTGTTTATCGGGGCTTGCTGACGTGACATATGCCTGACCATTGGCAATCTTGGTAAACGATGCGATTGTATGACCTTTCGTTATATGCATCATCCAATCTGTCTTCTCAACGGGATCACCAATATCCGGCGGATTTGGTCCTTTGTTCTTCAATTTCTTCTTTTCAGCTTTACGCTGATCCAATGTTTTCTGACTTGTTATACTCATGACTTCAATTTGTTAATTATGTTTTCTCTTGTCTTATCATCAATAACGAATTTTTCCTTGATGTCAATAGCCTGTTTTACTCTCTGGTACTGACCTACGGTAGCTCCATGAGTAACATCATATCCTTTGACAGCAAGATAACGTATCTGCCATTCCTGGCATGGTAGGTTGCTTATTAGTTCTGAGGCCTGCATCTTTGTATACTCGGTATCCTCAACCCATATCTGAGCTCTTTTAAGCCAGTCGATTTGTTTCTCGGTAGCCGGTTCAAGCATTTTCTCACTACTCCATACTTTGACTTGTGGAAGCTTTAGCAGGTCTATCTTCTTATCTTTGCCATAACTAAGCTGAACATATCTCTCTCTGCGCTTACGTTCTTCTTCCAGAAGTTTCTCTTTATGTTCTTTTGGAAGGAACAACTTATCAGCAATAGGTACATCTTTCTCGAGCTCGTAAGCATTGATCAGTGATAACCGGCCGGTATTGTCTACGAAGTCAAGAACAATACATGCATCGGAACTATATTTCTGAACAAATGTCTGAGATTTCAACCTTGTCCCCCTGCCAAGACATTGAATATACAAAGTCTCTGATTGTGTGGGCCGGCACATCATAATACATCCGATATCATTGTAGTCAAATCCTTCGGTTAGGATCTCGCAGTTTGTGAGAACTGTTATCGATCCATCTTTAAATCCTTTGATCAGTTCTGAACGGTTATCACAACGATCCTTGTCTGAAGATACTGTCTCACATATGATACCATTCTTCCGGAATTCATCACGAAGATGATAAGCATGATTAATGTCCACACAATAGGCTATGCCTTGCCGGCCGGGTGTGTATTGCTTGTATTTCTGAACGATGAGATTATTTCTCAGTTCACTGTCGACCACTTCGCTTAATTGCTTCTGATTGAAATCTCCGGCCACTCTCTTGACCTTACTGATGTCTGCCTGAGTCTTTACCTGATATGCCTCTACAGTGGCTAAAAACCCGTCTTTGATGCCATCAGCGATGTTATACTCAAATACAAGTTTGTCAAACAGATTTGACAATGATAATCCATCAAGACGTTTTGGTGTAGCTGTCCATCCTGTCATCAGCTTTGGAGTCCAATGCCTGGCTGTCTCAAGAAAAGTTCGGCTGGCATAATGATGACATTCATCTATGACAATGAGCTGGAATGTATCAGGATTAATTTTATCAAGACGATTAAATAGAGTCTGTACTGAGGCAACAACTATCTTTTTGTCGATCTCAAAAGATTTCTGTTTGACTATGCCTACATTTAAAGGATAGTATTTCTCAATCTCATCATATGCCTGTTGCATGAGTTCTTCACGATGAACAATGAAAAGACTTCTTGGGAAGTGTTGCATTAGATCTACAGCAGCGAGTCTTTTGCCCGTCCCTGTTGCGGCAACGATTAGTTGTTTGGTAACGCCCTTATCATAATTCTCCTTGATTGCTTTTTTGCATTCGACCTGGTATGGCCGCCAGTTAATATCTACCATTGATATGCTCTTTGATCATTTCCATTAGTTCTGCATTCTGATGTTCAGGACTCGTTTCTATATGTCGTTCCTTTATCAGTTCTCTTGCTCTTGTAAGCCAGTTAATGACTATGAAGTCTTTTGTGTCTATCATGTCATTTACAGTCTTGATAGCATGAAGAACTGTAGCATGATCTCTTCCTCCATGCCGGGCCCCGATTGTAGCCAGACTTTGTTTTGTTAGTTCCTTGCAAAGAGACATCGATATCTGCCTGGCAACGACATATTCCCTTTTCCTTGCTCCCTTTGTCTTGTCGGGCATAAGCATTTCTTCCTTGCTTATCTCTGCAGCTGAGGCAGCACAGTCGATAATATCGCTTATAGCGAAGTAATCGGTTTGTGGTAAACTATTATTTCCTTCCATCTGTTTTTGTGTTGGTTGTCAATAATAAGATAATTATTTTTATTAAGTAGATAACTTCGGATTTATGAGTAGATCACTCCGGATTGATTCAAGGTATTCTTTTATGAGTACTTTCTTGAACTTGATTTTTCGTGGTTTGCCGGTGTTATCAGTGAACTGGTATGCTTTAGGAATGAATGTTTCAGCGAATAACTGGACAGGGATTATCTTCTGTACATAGATATGATATTTCTGATATACCCACTTCATATTCAACGGGAATGTTATCGCAGACGTATTGTGAGGCCCTATGAAAGTTCCTTTGACATCTATTACTGAAAAGTTGGTTTTTCCCTGAGCAACGAAGATGGCATCTTTGACATTGCACTTCTGGTTGAGATTAAGAAATATCTTTCCTATCCATTCCGGGTTCCAGTGTATCAGGAAGTCAGCCTGGTACTGATGATCATTGATAATTACCGAGTCTTTGGAAACAGTCTTTGTTTTGAGTATCTTGTCGTAGACATGGACTATTCGATCACTAAGGATGAAAGGCTTTGGATGGTAGTGCCAATCTGTTATCACTCTATTTTCGCGTAACTCTTCCAGATACCACGAGAAGTAGAGTTCTTCTGAACTATCATACTGCATAAATGAAAATGTTAACGTATCTCGCGATAAAGATATAAAAAAAGACCGATACGTTTTCCATATCGACCCTAATTAATTACTTTATTTTTAAAACAAGTTCTTTGACTAATTTGTCAAGAAGTTCGGTAATTTCCTTGCTTCCTTTTGTTAGCTGAGCAATGCTGAGTTGATGGCAAAGGTATTCCTGTACAGAAGTTGTTCTCCATCCTTTCATGTTTTCAAATCCTTCAGGGACGAGAGCATTAATAGAAGGCATTGGAAATTTACTTGACTTGTACCAGGAAAGGAATGAACACTGAGTAGATTCGATATCCCTCTGAACTCTCGAATAATACTTGTCAGGTTTTTCTACGGTTATCGCTTTATCGACATCTTTTGCAAGTGCAATAAGACATGAGAAATTCTGACCGAGAGTTGTTCTGGCAAAATCTTTCTCAAAGTTCAAATACTCTTTCGATTTCAGGATCTTGTCTATTCGCTCCTGTACGATAGTGTTGATTCGGTTTGCACCTTCTGTTGCAAGGGTCTTCAGTTCTGTTGGCGTTAATTGTCTGTTCATTTTTTAAGTTTTACTTTGGTTATGAAATTGGCTTTTATAAGATTCCGTTATCTGCAAAAGAATAGTATTCCTTCTCTGAAACAATGATATGATCCAGAAGCTGAACATCAAATATATTTCCGGCTTCTTTTACTTTTTGTGTTATCCTGGTATCGGATTCACTCGGGTTAAGATTGCCCGATGGATGGTTATGACAGATTATCAGTCCGGATGCTTTGTATTCAAGGGCAACACGAAGTATTATCCTGATATCAGTTACTGTCCCATTGATTCCTCCTTGGCTCATTTTTTCTCTGTGAAGAATTTTATTGCTCCTATTTAGGTAAACAACCCAGAATTCTTCATGATCGAGATCCTGCAGATATGGTGTAAATAGATCGGCCATGTCTTTAGAACATTTGATCTGGAACCTATCAGGAAATGCCTGAATGGATCTTCTTTTCATAAATTCTCCGGTTGCGATTAACCTTGTTGCCTGGGAATGAGATAAACCATTCTTTACCATGTCTGCATAACTCAACTTTGTAACCATGTTAAAATTGAATTCGCAATGGCTATAGATTATTCTGGCGCGTTCAATGGAATTCGTACCTGCCATTATGATAGAAAGAGTTTCAACATCAGATAGGGTATTCACTCCTTTGTCTATGATCTTGTAGTTAGGATCATCAAGTCTTTTTTGTTTCATACGTCTTCCTCCGTTAATATTCCATGTTCGATAAGTTTTGCATTGAATTCCTTTTCAAGTTCCTTACGAAGAGTAAACATTGCATTCAGAGCTATCTGCTCGTAGGTACTGATGTTTGCTGAGGCTTTCTTTTCGGCCTCATAGATTTCTTTATTTGTCCTCGCCATATACTTTCTTAATTATGGAAAGTGAATGTTCAGCAACCATCTCGTTTATATCAATGATGTTCTTTGATGAAGCGTCAATGCCAAGATATCTCTCGACATACAGTTCGGCAAGATTTAGCGGAGAACCTACTATTTTGTTCTCCATGTATGACCAGACGAAATATCCTCTTGGATCAACATTAAGAAGATTGATACAGTCATCCACGAAGTTCTGTGGCAGGGCCGTATCAATACTTCTCTTTTCGTCATCAGCCAATACCAGGTCTATGAGTTGTCCTTTTGTCATGGTATCTATATTACAAGTTCAAGCGTTTCTTTATCTCCGTATGCTGATAAATGAAGTTGGGCACAGAATTCCAGAAGCTTGTCGTAAACATATTCATCCTCACAGATTACCTTTCGGCTCCATATAGTCTCAATAAAATCTTTATCAGACTTTATAGAGTCGACCATTTTTCTTGTTACAAGAAGTTGTTCTGGCATCTCAGATCTGCTTTAATTGTCCTAATACAACTCTGTACGGAACTTTAGTATAGAGTCTGTCCGGAGTCTTTACTTCTTCATTGAAGTACTTACCGACATGTAAAGTCGGAACGAGCATCTTGTTGAACTTCTCAATAGGAACATTGTCATAAGCATAGACATTTCCATTAAGGAACTCAACATAAAGTTTCCTTGTGTCCGGATCGTATCCTACGGATCTGATCATCTTGGACGATACTGGGTGCATTGTGATATTCATTGGTCGTTCTTTTGGGATTCATACTTTGCCTCTCCTTCCTGTTCACGAAGGTCATCCTTCTCATCTTCTGACAAAGGATTTTCTTCTTCGTTCCATGGAGCTCGCGGATCATTGTCTGAACCGATTGGTAAATAACCGTCACTCATTTTATTTAAAGTTTGTGAATGGAATAATTGCTATGCCACTTCTTTCACGCGTTTCCGCGACTTACTGGCTTTCTCGATGGCAGGTATGCAACTCTGGGCGAGCTTTACAATTTTTCTATGATACTTTGAATCTTTGTTGCAGGCACCTCTTGCCTGAATAAGCTTCATACTTACCAGCGATACTTCTATAGTCTCAAGGAATTTGTTGTTTTTTCTGGCTGAGAGAATAAGAGTATCTGGCTTTTTGTGATAATCATTCGAGTACACGCAATGGTGAAGTGCTTTGCCTTCCATGTAGATTTCCTTTACGTGTCTTGGGACAACAATCTTTATTTCTCCATCTGCAAATGCCAATCCTATGAATTTGCCTTTGAGTTTCTGGTACTCAATATTTGCCTTTTCAAGTTCTGCTTCAATCCGGGCCAGTTCTTCCTTGTTACGTATCTTCTGTCTCCTGTCTATAAGTTTCTGATGTTCCTTGTTAAGATTTGCCGGGCAGATGAACTTTGGATTGTGTGTATCCTTATGGAAATATTCAAGTAGTTCAAGATGATCGAGCCACATACTCGTATCACGGATGATATAACCATTGCGGATACATATCTTGATCTGTTGCCAGTATTTCGTCCAAAGCTTATCCTTTGGCTCGAATGCCTTCAGAAGACTTATCTGACCAGTTTTAAGCAAAGTTTCAGCTATCGGATATGCAAGGATAATATGGAAGAACCAAGACTGGTTAAACTCATGGAAATTGCCTTTAAATCCATTCCTACGGATAATAGGCAATATCTTCCTTCCAGGGAAAGTAGGAATTTTGTTTATGAAATATGTATCGTTATCATTTCGTCTTACCTCCATTGGTGTATCGTAACACCATGCAGTCTGTCCTGATCTCCAGCCACCCATTGAATTTTTCTTTATCGCAAGGACAGTAAACCTACCATCAGGTGCTATCCAGTGCTGGTACACCTCGATACATGAGTAACTGGCTTTATATCCTTTCTTGTAATACTGCATTAAAAAGAACATTCTTACTATCTGAAATCCATGAAAGGTAGTCATGATCTGGAAATATCCCCATTCCTGTTTGCTCCAAGCCTTACTATCAGTTACCTTCAGTTTGTTCTTACACTTAGGGCAATCACAACCAAGCAATGAACTAATGAGATTGGTTTCAACATTCCAGGCATGACCACACTCAAAACATACAGTGGTGTGTTTTGTCTTGTATGCCCATCTTGTGAATACTTTCTTCCATGCCCATTCCTTATGCTTGTTTGTGATCTTCGGAAGCTTGGCACTCAGTTTTATTACTTCATGATGAAGTTTTGTCTGTGGTTTCATTTTACTTTTATTAGCTGATATGATCCCCATCCTTTCTCAAAATGAGTACATTTTTCCTGCTTTGCAAGTTGTTTAGCGCGAGTTATAGCTGCAGTTTTGCTGGAAGCATAGAATGTGATGCATCCTGGATTTGCAAGTATTTCGCAACTAAGATCATCTACAGATAAGCATAACTGAGCTATTTTCTGATTATCGGAGTAATCCTTATATACCCCGAAATAATACTTGAGTGTTTTCATCAAAATAAGGATTGTTCAACCGGTTTTGTTTCAGTAACGATCTTCTTATCATCCTCTTTCTTCTCTACGGTAGTTGAGGTAGGCTTGGCTCTCATCTTCTTCTTGATCTCATTCTTGAGTTCTTCGATAGCCTTGACTTTCGCTTCAGCTTTCTCTTCTTCGGTGAGATGCACGGTATGGTTTACAACGACCTGGCAATCCATTTTAGAACCTACATTGATATTGTCCTCATCGAAGTAATGGATTGCCATGTTATAGACTTCATCATCAGTAAAGCCACTGCAACCACTATTCTTGACGGTATTCAAGATGTATGTAATGCAATCATCCATATTCTTGCCAGGCTTCTGAACTATCTTTGCAAAGAGCGGATCCTTCATGGCACGGCTGACCAGATAATCTCTGATTGTCTGCTTAAATGCTGGTGTTGTTTTCATTATCTGTTTGGTATTATTTTTCTGAAAATGATTTGATCTGAACAATACTCTTTCTCAAGATTATTAAAGTAATACATCGATCCTTTCGGAATAATAAATTCACCAATGACAGATACATCTGAGTATGATCTGTCAGGTTTGTAAGAATAAGAGTGAAATCCTGCTTCAACTGTTTGTCGATGATCAGGGCTGTAGCCAAGAGAAAGTACTTGTTTATAAACAACATTAGCAATATACAGGAATCGGAATAGTGAAGATACAAATTGTGTATCATTGCAATATAACCATCTTCCTGTCGTTTTATAGCAAATGATATCAGCTTTTGCTTTTCTTGGCTTCGACCAATTGTGCAATATTATTAAACACATCTTTTTCTTCTGGATTTAATTCAAGATAACCGTAAGGAATAACAACAGGAACACCATTATTTTAGTGCTCAGATTATTTAGCTCTTTTAGTTGTTCTTGTGTCATCTTATTTCTGTTATTAATCTAATATTGAGTTTAAGAAATTTAATGCTTCTTCTCCGAATTTTGTTCTGACGTATTCCTGCATGGCAATACCTTCTTGTCCTTTGTATGTACAATTCTCAGGATCGTAATCAGAATCATGTTGAGCAAATTTTTCGTCAAGTTTTATGATGTCTACCTGAGCTTTATTTGGGCCAGATAGTACTGTTAAGAGCATATCAATAGGCGGATCCATATTGAAATACCTTCGAAACGATCTTTGAAGCTGTGGTATAGTCATCTTATTTCTTTTTATAGAATTCAATCACTTCTTTTATCTCTTCAATGGAAAACATTGGCATCCTGCCAAGAATATCACCAGTTTTTGGCTTCCATCGGACGAGTTCGACCTCACGAGTCTCACTATCCCATGTAAGATATATTCCCTTTGCAAGTTTCATCTCCACAAGAAACCATTCATAACCATGTTGATCAAGAAAGACATTGTCGTATTGTTGTTTCTGGACAAATCCGAGATCGATCATGTCTTTGTACCTGAATTTTACAGGTCCTGTTGCCATTACCATTCTTCCCCTCCAAGTGTTAGTTCTTTCTTAACTTCAGGTTTTGGATCGGCAAGTTCTTTCTTCTCCTGAGCTATAAGATCAGTAACTTTAGCTTTGCCTTCGTTTATATCCTGAGCTGTGATCTTATGTGGTTTTACTTCAGGCGATGCTTCAGGGGCCGTTCCTGACATTATCTGTTCACGGGTAAGGGGAACGTCTGGCTCGACCTTTGCCTCGCTTACAGGCTCGCTTTTGACTTCTGCGGCCGGTTCTATAACTTCCCCGGTTTCTTCATCAATATCGGGATCCTCTTCATCATTGTCCAGCTCTTCATTTGGTTCTTCAATTACCGATTCTGGTTTGGCTGGCTTATGAGTTGCCTTGCCTGGCTTTTTTGTCTCTGTAGTTACTGGCTTAACAGGTTCCGGCTTCTTATCCGGAATGACTATTGCTTCGGCCGGCTTGACAACTTCCAATATCTCTTTGTAGGCAAGAGTATCGACGTTGAATGACAAAGCACCTACTTCTTTGCCATCAACCATGATTACGAGTGTCAGCACCTTTCCGGGTGCAATGAACTTCTCAAGTTCTTTCCAGTTTATCATTTTTTTAATTTTCAAGTTTTTCTACTTCTTCAACAAACGCTCTTATTGTAGTACCAAGATATGTATGTCCAAAAAGAAAGTAATTATAATTAGTTCCTTTTTTCATTGTTACTGGTGGTAATGATTCAACAATAAATTCTGCACCAATAGGAACAACAACATAAGATGTCTTACCTTCTCCTTTGATATTTACTTTAAGCTTTACCTTATCGCCAATCTGTATCCGGTTTGAATCTTTCCTTCCCATAACTACGATTGTTATATTGAATATGCGTTGATTGTTTTCATGTACGTTACAAACTCATCAAACAAGGCATTCTGAAATGCCCGGGTCATATCACTCTTCCCGCTCTTGATATGAAGATACTCCTCAATCAATGCACATACAACCTGATGCACGCCTTGATTCAGTACTGTAAGAGATATCAGAATATCCTTGTTCTCAATGGATGCAAGAACATCTTTCTTCTCGAACTCAACAAATCTAACCTTGTTATAGATTTGGTATTTGCATTCTTTCAGAAATGTCATTGCCTGATCATATACTTGCATCTGTGTAGCACTTGGAATAGCTTCAACACAAAATCCACTTTCAGAGACTATCGAGAAGCATGATGCCGGTTTTGCTTTTGAACACCGCGATGTTATGGCATTATACAGTCGTTGTGGCAGGAACAATGTTTTTATCCTCTCTTCTTCATTGACGTATCCTCCCATATTTTCTGGTGCAAGGAATTTATCTTCTATGACATCATTCCAGACCTCTGCAGCCATTTTATCACTCTGGTCATCATATCCCCACTCATTGATATTTCCTTCAAGCAATCCTTCTTTAGTTACATTATCAAGTACTTGCCTTACAATAGTTGGATTATCACATTTAAAGATGATCTTCCACATTTCATTGGATACCTGCCAGGCATAACGAATTTGCCTTGACTCGTTCACATCAATATTGAACAAATTATAATCGAATATCGATCCTTTCTTATTGACCTGGCAAAGAACACCCTTGTGATATACTCTGCCTTCCATCCCATGTTTGCGAAGTATCTGCCCTTCAGCACAACTGAAGATTACTTCCTTCTTGTAGCTTAGATAATCATTAATGTTGAACATGATATCCTCAATGGCATCATCAGCTTTCAAGATAATCTGTGTGTTTTCGTTCCCACAAAACAGTTTATCCGGAAGCTCATCTTCGGTAACGATCTTAAAGGTCATCAATCCTTCATCCATGGCATTGCAGTATAATTCCCGGATTGCACCCCATAGATCCCATTGAAGTCCGAAATCCGTGGTTATACTGGTCCTGACATCATTGATAGTCATTACTTCAAATTCTTTGTCACGAAGCATAGCTTTCTCTGTAGACAGTTTTATCTCAGCACCTCCGGTAAGTATCCTTATTCCGATACCGTTGCGTAACAGGTATGCCAAAGCATACTTATTGCCACTGCCAAACATTCCTATCTTGGAATGGTCTTCACGCTTGGTAGATGCTCCGAGTAATGTCAATGCTTCTACCTGGAGAACGCCTTTGTTCTCAATCAATAGATATTTATTCATCTTATGAAATTATGTTGGTTAGACGATCAGAAAATACAGAAATAGAATAATTTTATTTATCTATGCCCTTGATTCTTGCGCTGCAATAGACCACGATTATCTCTCCAGTCTGCCATCTTCTCTCTGTTATGTTGTCTATGACCTTGTACTTTCTTATTTCTCATCTTCACTTTGAGATATTTGTATGGATCTATGGCTTTCAGACCACCATAGCGACATTTCTCGTAGTGGATACACATATCATGGTTTATTCCCGGCTTTGATATTCTGTACTTTTCATAGAGTTTTAGTTCATCGAATACTTCCGGAGAGAATGATATTCCTTCGACATGGAAATAAATCCATATCAGGTAGAGCCCTTTTTGCATATCAATAATTTGGCCAACACTCATTTCTGAGTATTGACCAAATCCAATGATACTTTTTCTTGTCAGAGTTCTAAGAAGAACGACATCCATATTTCTACATTATAAGATGAACTACCCATCCGAACAATAGAAAGATACCACCAATAGTTAATGATTCGATAAATCCATGTACCACTATGTCATAAAGATCATCTTCAACTTTTGATGGTTTTCTATAATTTACATAGAGAATGAATAACGATAGACCTATGGCTTCGATTAAAGTTATTGGCCGTATATCGAATATCTGAACGATGAACCAAGCCCATAACTTAACAATGACAAATCCCTGAACAATTGTTGAAAGGACTGTCAGAATTATTCCTGCAACTATCTTGCCGAATGTTTCCATTAGTTCTTGTTTAACTCAAAGCTTTCAAGAAGATATTCAGCAAAAAGTGCGCTGGATGACTGTATACCAGCAATGTCCATAATTTCCGGTTTCATTACTGATGTTCCGTAATTGTAGAGATCCCAGACTGTATTGAGATCAACAGGACGATTGAACTCATGAGCTCCTACGTCTTTCTTCTTCATGAGCATTTTTTGCACGAAGTTACTCATGCCTGCAGTATCGAATGGTGCCGGCTGTTTTGATATGTATGCCTGGTCTATTGCTTTCCTGTATAGATCACCAATGGTGAATTCCAATGCTCCGGCACTTATTGGTGCATTCTGCATCCTTGCCATGATATCCATCTCGACCTTCATTTTCTGATCAAGAGATGCAGTCCATTCTTTCAGCTGATATTCGATAGACTCCCAGCTTTGTCCTTCACGGCCGTTCTGCTTGAACGTATGCAGAAGAGATCCTCCCATGATAGCGAAGTTACTGCATGTCCTTACGTTAAGGCCAAATGCTGTTTCAATACCTTCTTCACTGAACCTCATTCCAATCCTTGCACATACCAGGTCATTACCAAGGTTAGGAATCTGGATAGTTGCCAGGACTTTATCGAACATCCATTTTCTGATCGGGCAATTGCTACGATCATAACCCAGCTTCTTCTCATCATCTGTGAGCATAGGGAATGAATTCCTTTTCTGCACATACAGAGACTCAAGGTTATAATTTACTTCCTGAGCTTCAAGCAAGCCAAGGATGAATGCAACTACAGTCCATGATTGAACAGGACGGGTAGCAAGAACTCTTCCATGTTTTCCTTCAACCCTGATGGATTGCTCAAGCATGGTGAGTGGAATTGTCTTTGTCGATTCATCTTCGACAAATCCAAAGATTTCTGGAGCCTGCAGGACTTCCTCTTTCGATGTGATGATGTCTTCCATTTTTAGATAATTATTAATTAATAATATATAACTGAAAGTAAAATAAGTCTTTTGCTAAGATATAATAAAAAAGCCCCCGGGACATTCCCAGGGGCCATAACAACAACTCTTTTATTCCGGATTTCCTTCAATAGAAGGCCTTCGATCGCTATGAGTCGATCTACTGGTGAGTTGCCAAAGCATCCGGCCATGTTATTCCTCCTCGCTTTTGTTCATTTCACGAATAGTATTCCGTATGACTCTTCTGCGATTTTCTTTCCAGAGTCTTCGATATTTGTACCATTGGCAGAACCAGCCTATTGAGGCCAGTATTGCCCATATTAACAGTATTGTTTTCATATCTCAGGATGTTGTTTAGCAAAATCTAATTCCATAACTATTGGATTATTTTTTAAGTCTTAAATTACATCTCAGTATCCACAATTCCAAATTGCACCACCTGATAAACTTCCTGAAAATAGACTCCTCGTTTATCTCCTTAATCAATTCCTCAATAACTTTACTGTGATACTCATTTGCTTTCATTGCCTTCTCTTTATTGATGAGGGGCTAAACAAGTGTTATCTTAAATTTTTTCAACACCTTCCTTCTGATGTTTCTTTCAGACATTCCCAGTTTCCGATGGCGGTCAATAAAAATATCAATTTCGGTTCGCTTGTCAATAGGTATTGGGCGTTCACTTTTCATGACTTCGGCTTTGGTCGGCTTTTGATTTAAGGACAAATCTGCCCACTTTGCGGGTTTCCCGTCCATTAAATTATCAAATTCTCTTTCTTGCATTTCTCGTTTCTTTTAGTTTAACTATTCAATACTCTGTAATTATTCTCCATCGGGCTTGGTAACTTCTCTTTCTTTCATCAGTTTGTTGATGACAAAAAGAACTTCAGTCAGGCAGGAATTATTCCAGACAGTATCAAATTCGAGGGAAGGAAAGAAGCAGTATTGCCTCCATGCTCCATACCATTCGATTGTTGCAATTACGTACCCTGACGACTTATTAACCACTTCGACAAGTTTTGTCTTTCTACCGGGGATGTCCTGAGAATTGAAGTATAAATACTTTGTTACGTGAATCGTTTCCATCTCTCTATAATTTAGTTTAACACTATTGTTCACTCGGAAATCACTCGGCTTCACCTTTATATTTTTTGTAACTGAAAATCTGTGGCTTAATGCCTTCTCGCCTTAATATAGAATACATGAGGCGTTGCTCCTCGTAGGCACTATGCTCTTGCTGTTTTGCTGGTATAATCTCTTTGATAACTCCCGATGCGCTTATGTAAAGCAACCCCCAATCTTTAGGTAGTTCAGATTCTTTTATCATGCCTTCGGGACATAAATAACTCCGATATTTACCCAATCCAAATTCAGGGCGCCTTCTCCAGTATTTCTTTTTATCTGAAAGAAAGTCTGCTCTCGAAATCTTTACCTCGATTAATTGAGTTGACCCCCAGCTAAAGCCAAAAGCATCGGGACTTTCACCAACCCTTTCCAACTCACAAACCACATACGGACAAGTGTGGAATGGTTGAATGCCTTGTTTCCGCAAGTAGGATGCAGCCTTAAAACAAAGTTCCCTATGTGTAAATGATTTATTCATTTTGTTCACTCGGAAATCAAACCGTCTCTCATTGCCTTTGCACCGAGCATCTTAAAGTAATTAGCGTATTTTGTTTCAAACATCATCGGAGGGCATTCGTTCGGATAAAACTTCTCAATCTGCTCGTCACCCACCTTCTCATCACTAATCTTATGGCTCTGGAGGGAGGAAAGACGATCACGATACCATTCAAAACAATGATTGAAACCGAGAGTATAAATATGCTTCTCTTCGTTTGTATAACCATCCCAAATGTTATTGGCACACTCATCCCTTGCTTCGACATCCTCTATTATCGCCTTGTCCGGTGTCTCAACCTTATCTGTCATTGTGAAATCTCTCCAACTGGTAGGATGCTTTGGTTCTTCATCGTCCGCCTGATCTATTAATGGAACAAGTTTATATCTGAACGTTTCCCCTTTTGGCGGTGTTATCACTATATCAAAATCACCCGTTGGATCTTGCTCTTCATTCATTCTGTCAATCATCTGATCGGAATGACTCTCTTGCTTAATCCCGTCAATAAAGTCAGCAATACAATCTTTTGCCTTTGCAAGCAAAATAACTGCCTCGGTCAACCTTTCGTCTGCGCCCGCCTTCTCAACTTCCTGTATGGCGTTATGGATAGCGAGTTCTGCCGGAGTATTTAAGTCCAATCTGTTTCTCCTTGGAATTTCATTGTTTTTCATATTCTTCTTTTGTTATTTCAATATATTTGGTTTTGCACATTTTATGATCGTTTGGCGAAACATGACCCTCAGCGATAGGAAGCCAATAAGGGAATCCGTTAAACTCAAACTTTGTCCCACAATCAACACATTTGAAATATCTTAATGGTTTTGTCTCTGGCTTATCAGGTGCGGATAACTCTGCAATAGCATCTAACCTTTCTCTTAAATGGTCAATAAAATTATGACTCAAATCGGTAGTCTCAAGACTTCGAGGAGTGCTACAAAATGTTAACCATTCAATTAATTCATCACATAATTTCCGTCTCTCTTTCGAGGGGATAGACTGAGAGGCAAATTCTTCCATTGCCTCAATCGCCTCTTGTTGTGTGAATTTCAATGTATGACCAAAATTAGAGTCACTTTTTTGATAAATTTTATCAAGTATTTCTTCTTCTGTCTTTTCCATGATATTAGTTTATTTTAATTCCTGTGATCTCCTCAAATACATTAGCATCAAAGTTTGGAAGTGCCTTGAGCAGTTTTATATCTTCTTTAGATGCGTCTTTATAGGCTATTGCCCATGCTTCTTTATAACTGACAGTTTTTAAATAACCATCAGTCACAAAAGCATCTTTGTTTGACTTCTTCTCATCATCTGTCATATTGCTCCACGAAACCCATGTATCAATATTGATATTATAAATGAAATTAGGCTTTGGTGCATTATCCCAAACTTCTCTTTCGCATTCCTTATTGAATACTAAAATAGTATTAGGGGTAATTGAATTAAAGTTCCCTGAGTTTCCGTCCCCTGAGTTTCCGTTCCCTGAGTTTCCGTTCCCTGAGTTTCTGTACCCTGAGTTTCCGTACCCTGAGTTTCCGTCCCCTGAGTTTCCGTCCCCTGAGTTTCCGTCCCCTGAGTTTCTGTACCCTGAGTTTCTGTACCCTGAGTTTCTGTTCCCTGAGTTTCCGTTCCCTGAGTTTCTGTACCCTGAGTTTCTGTCCCCTGAGTTTCCGTACCCTGAGTTTCCGTCCCCTGAGTTTCCGTCCCCTGAGTTTCCGTCCCCTGAGTTTCTGTACCCTGAGTTTCTGTTCCCTGAGTTTCCGTCCCCTGAGTTTCTGTACCCTGAGTTTCCTATGCCAGAATTAGCAAGAGTTAACATCTCTTCCCACGTCACTTCCCTCACAATGGTTATCTTCTGAGCGCATTGCTTATCGCTGTCAAGACCTAATATAATACCCGACAGTATAACTTCAGCAACTTTGTTTTTGGGGTCAAAAGAATAATATGTAAAGCAATCGGATACCTTCTGACAGGCATGAAATCCACGCTCACACATAGACGGCTCTTCTTTGATTGAATAAGTCTTTCCGGTTTCATATTGAAATCCCCTGTACTTCCAATCAGGGTCAAATACTTTGTACGCTTTTACTGTTTTCATATAGTTAGTTTTTAGTTTGTTTATTTGACCTCGGTGATTTCGCTGTTAACAATCAAATTCCTTGTAACTTTTGTAGGCTTTAATGCACCCGCCATTTGACTCATTATTTCGAGTTGAATATGTTCCAGCCATCCTAACAACTCCTGAGCTGTAAACCCGTCATTAGTGCGTTCAACGTGTAGTCCTTCTTCAAAGTCACTGACCTTAATGGTGTAGACTTTTACTGATCTTGGTTTTTTAGTTTCTTTTTCCATATCTTCAATTTGTGCAATGTATCTTATATCCCATAAAAGGCATGAAGCCAACAGTCATTTGAATGTTACCATTCCACTTTCATTATGGACAAACCCTCTATACATGAAATCAGCATCGCTGATATACGGAGAGATCTTTTCCATATCCACATCATTAAACACTATGTTTCTTAGATGAAGTTCATAGCCAACATATCTTAGAGCTACAGCTGCAACAACAGCTTCATCGATTGCTCTTCTCATTAAAGCTTTCGAAGTAAACATTCCATCACATTTATTGTAAGTCTCAATGATGTCATGTAAGATCTTGCATATATTCAATAAATGCGAGTCTTGAAGAAGATAGATAAACTCTTCAGTTCCGTCCCTGGATGTCCAGGTCTTTATATCATGATCCTGCAATGGTATTCTGCAATATACCGGAGTTGTCACGCGCTTGGAGCGATACTGTGCTAATCTGCTGTTTGGTTCCATTTCTTGTTATTTAGTATAATCAAGAAAATGATAACTCTTTTGGATATATGAGCCAGGCAAAGATAATCCGTTTCTTCAAATAGTTCGGATAGTTACAATTGGCATATGCTTCACGGAAAAATGGATTTTCCTGCATGAACCACGCAACAAGGAATGGCAGTAAGAACTTGTTAAGAATGCTTACTTTCTTTTTAAAGCTTCGGAATCCGCTTATGAGTATGATAAGTGGATATACCAAGAGCAATAACAATGAAAACCATCCTACAAGGTAGGAAAGGCCTATCATAGCTATTATCTCTGCCTGTAATATCTCTTCCTGTTGCTTGAGCATAATAGCGTCCATATTGCCCTGCAAATCGCTTGTAGTGAGTTTTGTCATATGCTTTGATCCGTAGAATATGAATGGATAGATCACCACCGATGTAAAATCTTCATATATCTTTCGCCTGAGCAACCATGGCCAGGCAACCTTGAACCCTTTGAGGATATTAAAATGGTACGACTTCATTTTTTCTGTGTTTAGTTTTTATTTCTTCCCAGAATGTGTCCAGAATCATTTCATGGAACATTTTCTTTGGTTTGTATATTACAACAACTCTCTTATCTGCCGGCAACTCTGCAAGAGAGTCTTTAAGTGATGTTCTTACAGGGCGTGTCTTAACCAATGCATGATGCAGACATATCAATATTCGATCAAATATCTTCGATTCAAGGAAATGATCATGCTCAATATTTGACATTCCTTTTACAACTGATAATGGATCGGGCCGGCCACTTATATCTTTGACAAGGAATTGCTCGTATTCAGCGAATAATTGTTTAATGTCTGCTCTGATATCGCTTTCACGCATAGTATCAGGGAATACAATGGAATAGCCAAAATATTCCCTGACTATCTGGTAACGATCTTTAAGCGGAAGGCTTTCATAGTGATCAACAGTCAAGGCTCCTTCTTCCATGATATACGAAACAAACTTGCGCGTGGTATTCGGAGCCAATGACTGCAAGGACTCTATCATTCTCATGTTTACATGAATCTTATAAAAATGGAATAATTTTTACTCCTTGTATATCTTCAGAAGCGTGGTAATGGCATCGAGTTCAGTATTTGCATCATCAATCCTGGTCTCGAGTTCACGTATCTCTGCCTGAAGCAATTTCTTCCTGAGGGTAAGATCAATGATCTTATGCTGTTCGGCAGGCTTTTCGATCTTCTCGACATTATCTTTAAAGCTGAACTTCCTGTCCTTTATTCTTTTGATGTCCGGAGAGTCTATTGTCTCTGTTGAATTCAGATCTTCCATTTCTGCAAGAGTCTTGAGAGGACTCTGCGTTATATTCTCCGGGGAATGTTCATTCATGCCATTAGCCTCTGGATCTTTTATTTCAGCAGGTTGTGATGCGTTCTGAATTTCTTCATGAAAACCACCTTTCTTTTCTATCATTTTCAGAAGAGAGTCTTCATATATCATTCCGGCCAGTTCAGAAGTATCACTTTCATTGGCAAATTCTCTCCAATCGAATGTGTCAGTCTTGATCATGAATGATACTGCCATGTCCTTCACTACAGTGTCGGAAAGCAAACTATAGCTCTTTGTTTTCACAAAAGAGATGTATGCCTGGTTTACTTTTATCTTGTCTGCCATCTCTCTTTGTTTGCATTTCAGGTCATCGACAATCGCAATGATCATCTCAGCCATCATGTCAACAAGTTGTTTCTTTGTCTCAGCATTCTCAAAAACGAATCTTTCAGTTGTCATAATATTGTGTTTAATTGGTTCCTGTTTTTCAGTCATATCAGTTGCCGGCACCAGTTCATCACTCACACGCCTAACAATGGGCGCATGGGATGTGTCTGGTGCATATTTACCAAGAAAAGTATTGTAATCCATTACACATGGATCGGTTTCGTCTGGCATCATAGCAATATTGTTAGTTGTTTTCTGTAAGCAGAAGATCTGCAGCCTTCAGAAATGTTTCATCTGAATATTCTTTATCACCAGTACGGTCAAGAAGCTCAAATACCTGATTATTTTTCTTCAGTGCATCTTCAAAGATATGATCAGATAATGATTCTCTGTCTTTAAAGTTTTCTAATAGCCATTTGTGGTAAGCGGTCAGATTTGTTTTCATAAAGATATGTTTTTACTTTTTTCCAATAATCCTTTGTCTTTGGGCCAGAACCATTCCATTTCCTGGCTATTGTCTCCATATCATTCGGCCCTATCTCATTAGCGTAATATAGAAACACTTTCTCCGCTTTATGATAATCTCTCATCTCCCAGAGAGTATATCGTATGCCTGTTCGTTTGTAGTAGTCGTTGAGGCGAACCTGTCTTATTTGAAAATAACCGAATGCATATTCATTCCAGTTTATCTTCAGAGTATCAAGATTCGTTTCAACTTTACCAATCGCATATATGATTTTCTTATATGGATCTATTGCCTTTGCTTTCTCAATATATAGCGTGGTATATCCTGGTGCAAACAGGATCTTGGCTAACATTAGAAAAGCAATGATTAATAGTGCTTGTTTCATTCTTTCTCTTTTTGGTTTATACTCAAAATTTCAAAGATGAAATGACTGTAGATATGATAATTTTCGTGAATTGATTTCCTATCATTTGACAGGGCATATATGTGAATATGTTTCACACAAAGAACTGTATACGGAACAACAAAGATACAAAAAAAATGATCCCCCGGTACTAATGACCAGGGAATCACTCTTTCATCATTTCACTTGTTTGGTGATTAGCCGTCGATATCTGATGTCTCAACAACTGCAACTGCAGCTTTCTTGAACTGGGATATCCTCAGCTGATCCTTGCCTTCATAGGGCTCATTGGTGACGTTCACAATGAATTCCTTCTTCTCGGCAATGATTGCATCCAGATCTTCGATACCGGAACCTTCTGCCATTCCCAGTGCAGCAAACAGCTGGTCCATGATGCCTTCGCATACGGCTGTGTTTGCAGGATCAGGAATTCTGTTCAGTTCCTTGGATTTCGGGTTGACAGCGCAGGCATAGCCTGATACGTCTGTGAACTTTCCGCTTTCGATCTCTGCAGCTGAGAGCTTGCTGAATGGTACATAACCTTCCAGGTTGAGCCTGTGGGTTAATCCACCTTTACCTTCAGTGCTGACAACTGTTATTGCAAGCTGTTCGCAAGGGTTGGTGTAGTCCGGAAGAGTCTCTTTGAGGGTTCCGTCATAGTTGTGAAACGAATCAGTCGGCCTGAATGATACGAGCCTGACTTTGTTGGCACCGGTAGGCAGTTTTGCGAATACCGGGGTCTTGCTCTTGTAAGAAGCGATTTTTGTCATTTTCTTTCTTTTTGGTTAGACAATTTGAAAATACTCATGATAAAATAATTTACTGGCACATATATCAAAAAAGACGCGGGGGGATCATTGAGAAGGTTAACTCAATAATCGACAACCCGCGTCTAAAATAAGTCATTGTCTCTGGTCCTCAGGAACGTCTTTCTGGCATTGTTCAGATACCACATCGGACGTGACCTGTCTCACCATTGTGCATAACACTTCCTCTGCATTGAATTTATGTACCGTTAACGTTAACGGAACTGCCGTTAAATCTTTATCGGTTGACCGTGTCTTGGTCTATTCCGGTATTTCACCGGTGTGAAAGTCTAAACAGGCAATTAAACCTGAAATTATGCGACAATAACTCATCGGTTAATTAACCAATAATCGGGAATAAAATAATTTCTTTGCTATTACTTTCCTCTCTTTTTATGAGGAAACCTGGCACGCATGTTATTTTCTCTTTTACTCTCCTGAGCTGTCATATACTCATGAAGGTCTTTAGCGCCAGATGGCGTGAATATATGTCTGCTTTTCAGAAAAGCAAACGTATCCTTGTTACTGAGCTTTGCCATGATATTATTTGTCTTTTATTAAAAGTTTACAAACTGGTGAATTCACATACCCTGTCCTCACATACCTGACAGGATCCGATATTATCCCTGCCTCAACAAGTACTGCCAGCATCCCTTCATTCTCACTGTAGTCCTTGATGATTACTTCATCATCTGTCATCATCTCTGCCGGCAGGTTTATAGTTGCCACAGCTATATCCTCCATTCCCGGATATGCTATATAGTCATCCTCCCGTATGGTATTGGCATTTACCAGGACTATTGCCTTCCTTCCATTGCCATACTCCCTGAGCTGTACATTACACAGCCACTGCCTGAACTGTACCTTCTTCCCTGTTTCCACCATGACTCAGACCCTCGCATGTTTGTTACTGTTCCTTACATACTTCACTACTGTTATAACAAAGTATGCCACTATCAGTACTGCAGAAGTGATCTCAATCACTCCCCCTGCATTGCAAGCTATTGTTTCCATCTTTTTCTTCTCTTTGGTTAGACTTTATTATTACTCTATTCATCAATTAACAAAGATAAAATAATTACTCTGATATCCTCCCAGTTATCTACTCATAGAGTTATCTACTCCATCCACCTGAGTCATCTACTCGATAAAAAAGGGTTCTCTCTGCACTCTTTCCTTATATTGTATATAATATATATAATCTTTAAAGAATAATATATATAATATTATAAAAAGAAAAGAAAGATAAAGAATATACCTAACCTTCCTTCAATCTTTATATCCCCTTTCAGTAATATTCCATCAATATCCAATCAGTATGTCCCTCAATGACTCCCTTATTACCTCATATACTATCCATTGTTATCCTTTACTATCAGTAGTCATCCATAGTCACCCATACCAATCAATCCCCAATACCCCCTCTATCGAACTACTGTCATGGCCACGGGCTTGTTAACATTGAATGTTTATAACAATGGAATAGTAATATGTGATGAATGATTATCTTTGTAGTCACTCAGATTCATTCTACGAATCATTTCTAACGTATCTGTCCCTGGTAGGAAGTGGCATGCAAGGCAAGGCTTATGGAATACCAGGGACTCTTCATTTCATCCCACAGCTATTCTCAGAGGGTTTCAGGGCATTTTGATATGAGAGTGGTATGTAGAGATGTCTGTATGGTTATCGTGTCTTAAACACCCTCCGTTAACGTACACGATTTAACGGAACATTAACGGTAAAACTATCATTTGACAGGGTAAATACCATTTGACGGGCAGGCAACGCTATCATATGACAGGGTGAATATTAAAAAAAGAGAGATCATCCAGGGATACGGAATACTTCTTACCGTACCAGCTATCTTTCGCACCCATTCTCATAGGTAGATAGACTAATGATCTCTCAAAAATATAATAACTGTATTAAAAAAAGAAAGAGGCTTTATTACCTCTCTCTTAAACTGATTACCCTTCGGCGATTAGCTATCGATGTCTGAAGTCTCGGCTTTCTTGACTGCGACCTTGCCAAACCTCGAGATACGAAGCTGATCACGTCCCTCGAATGGTTCATTGGTCACATTGACCGTGAAAGCTTTCTTTTCAGCGATGGCATTGTCGAGTGCCTCGATGCCACTGCCCTCAGGCATTCCGAGTGCTGAAAAGAACTGGTCGAGAATACCCTCGCAAACCTCGGTGTTCTTGTTATCGATGAGCCTGACCAGCTTGTTGGTTTTGCTGTTGAGCATGCAGGCATAGCCATTGACGTCGATGTACTCACCGGACTCAATCTGCTTTGCAGACAGTTTTGAGAACGGAACATAACCCTCGAGATTCAGCCTGTGTGTCAGACCGCCGTTGCCGGCAACACTGACGACTGTGATAGCGAGTTGTTCGCATGGGTTCTCAAACTCCGGAAGGTTTTCTTTCACCGTGCCGTCGTAGTTGTGAAAGCTGTCTGTGTCCTTGTAGGAAACAAGACGAACTTCATTCTGACCGAGTGGAAGTTTCATGAAGACCGGAGTCTTCGACTTGTAAGAACTGATTTTTGACATTGTGTCAGCCCTCCTAAGGCTGTGTTTTTGGTTAGTACTAAAGAAAAAATGTCAAGTACAAAATAACTTCTGTACAATATCAAAAAATAAGTTGAGAAGGGTTCGATACCCTTTCTCAACTTATAATTCATCTCATGATGTCTTATCATTCATCATCGATACCAGGCATAGTCTTCCCTTTGCATACTGGCTGTCATTCCTGTGCTCTCTTAGCCACCATTGGCAAAGACGTTTGGGCTTATCATACATCTCAACTACATTCTCGCTGTATGTACCATAAACCCAAACTACCTTGTAGTTGCTGTTAACAACTACTTGGCTCTTGATCTTCCCAGTGGAAACCATAATGAGTGAAGATCAGAGATGTGCTTGTCTATTCTCTCTTCTACCATCTTCTTGTCTTCGTAGTTGCGAAGAATCTTAACGGTAGCAACGATGTCCTTGCGTTGCGCTCTGCGCTTGGCAATAGGACTGTGAACTGCATAAATGTGTGTCATAATCATGATTATTATTGGTTAACAGAGATATAATAACTTTCATCCTGTAAGCATTCTTTTTTGGGGCCCCCTTTTGGCAATCAAACACGCCCCCCTGGTCGGTTTCTGTCATAACCACATCAAAAATGCCAATATTAGGTCAGGGATGCGTTTTTACACAAAAAAAATAATAGGGATGTTAATAAGTAGTTATCTACTTGTGATTGCGGAGTGGATAACTTGTAATATATTCGCGAGAAGAAAAGGAAGACAATGGAAGAGAAGGAAAGGAAGTTTGTATATCCAGCAGTAAGGATCAATCAGGTATGGTTGGACAGGGACCACATGATACTAAGAATGGAGACATGGTTAAGGAAGAAAGAGAGAGGGTTCTTGGGTATTTGGAAAGGGAAGTGGTATCTTCAGAGGTTTTGGAGTGAGTATATCATAACTGATGGTACAGATGGGATAATAGCAAGTATGAGTCAGTTTCATGCTACGGTATATAAGTCTGTCATATGTGGGAGAGTTGACAGGAAGATAGTATTCCCGGGGATTGATGGTCCGGCAAGGAGATTGTTTGAAGATGATCCGGAGCAGATAGATGAGAGGGAAAGGATTGGTGATGGTTTAAGCGGGAGGAAACATGGCAACAAATAAGTATCATTTGACGGTATATATTAGGCCTGACATACAGAAGAAGTTGAGGTACCTGTGGTTACTGAGCAGGAAGGATGGTCTGGGGAATGGTGTTGTAGGTAGGAAGAAACTCAAGTTTGGTGAGTTTATTGAGACGGTGATGGAGGAATACCTGGCGAAGAGAAAGGGGATACTGGACAAGTTGCTTAGTGTGGAGCATGAGGTACTGAGTAGGGAAGAGGAAACTACAAAAGTAGAATAAAAATTATTTTACTTTCGTGGATATTAAAACTGAAAAAAGATTTGTTTATGGGAATAGATAATCAACAGATGGGAAGTAAGAAGGCAGAGTTATATTATGTAAAGACCAGGGGGATCAGGTATACCGAGCAGGAAGCATCAGATCATGGCATCAAGAGAGTGTACAACTACACCAGCGAACTTGAGTTCATGAATGATGAAGACATAGATGGCTGGGTAAAGGGATTGTATGATCCGCGGCATAGTGAAGCTGTACTGGTAGAGAGCGCCATAAAGACGATCAATGGAGTTCCCTTGTACATTATGACCTGTATAGTATTCATGTCCATTGAGGGATGTAATCTGTATTATCTGAGATACCAGAGTGATTTCAAGGAGAACAAGGGATTTGCACATTTACTGAACTAATTTTTTATATAAACTTAACAATTGTAGTTATGAGTGAAGAGAAGGAAATTGCACCAAGTAAACCGATATTATTGGAACTGGACTCTATTCGTAAGGATCTGTACGAACTTTCAGATTGCAGATCATCTTTGGAACAGATACTTGATCGTTTGCAATCGAATGATAATTTAAACAATCAGTTAAAAGAGGTACCTGACACTGCTAAAGAGAAGGACTGGGATCAGATGTCTATAAACGAGAAAGTAACATCTCTCAGAAAAATTTCATCCATACTCTCTCATAAGTTTGGTGAGCTTCACCAGCGGATAGATAGCGCGATTTGATCAGTAGCAAGAAAATTATTATTCTTTCGGGATATATCGAATTTGATAAAGCATACTGTTTTTGGTTAGACAGCAGTCAGGGGCCCGGCACTAAGGTAGCGAAGTGAGACATTGGTTGACGACAACATATTAAAGTCCGGGCCACTGACATATTTTTTGATTACAAGAAAAAAAGTTTAACTTTGATCCTCGATTGATCGATCGTTAAACTAAACTTAAGCGTCATGACAAAGAAAAAAGATCCAGGCGAACTAAAGAGGAAACCGAAAGGTTCAGTAGTTCCGGTGCCAAAGAAAGAAACCAGTGCTTCTAAAACAAAGAAAGTTTCAGTATCAGCACCTAATCCTGATGGTATCCTTACGCCAAAGAACAAGGCTCATGTACATACCTTGAGTGAGTAGCAATGCGTTGAACAGCCCGGAAAGAGTATATTCTGCCGGGCTTATTTTTTTATTTTTTGAACCATTAATTGTTATTGTTATGCATATCAGTAAATTTAAACTCATCCGCGGTGGATTGGATGGAGTAGTAATCTCCGCAATCGAACCGATACCTTGCAAGGGTAACATGCTTATTCTTGATGAGGTACAAAGAACACGCAAGGTGACCCTGTCATCAGAACTTCGCGAGAAAATCCAGAACCTGAAGTACTTTTATCTCAACCTGACGAGCCACTGGATCCCGCCTTACAACAAGTATTTTGATCTGAACAAGTATGTGCCAAACATCGTCGACACTACTGCAGAGATGCCTCAGGGCCAGACATTGCTTCATGACATCTGGAACCATACCGAGATAACCGGAGTATCAGTTACCGATCATGGTTTCGTTATAACCGGTGCAATAGAGACTGTTGAACTCAAGAAGATCGGTATCGTGACTCCGTATATCACGGAAGAAGATGATGTATCATTCTTCATCACGGCCATGGATAAGATCAATGAGATCATGAAAGACCTGGTATTCAATCTTGAGAACAATATGCTTCCGGCACATGAAAGCAAGGAGACTCTCATGGCCCTGAATATTCCTACTGAGGAAAAGATGACCGAAGATGAAGTTCTTGAGAAAGTCATCAACCGGCTTATGGATCGTGGGGCTGTCATTCTCATGGATGATAGTGGTTCTCCACAGAAAGAGATACAGGAAAAATCTGAAGGAAAGAGTGAGAAAAAGACCAAGGTTCATACCAACACTAAAAGTATCGACTCTCATAATATGCCTGACGCTGTCGAAACAACTGAGAAGACAACGGAAGAAGCTAACGAAGAAAAGAATGGAACACCAACTCCTGAAGTTATCAGGAAACCATCCAGTTCAACGCTTGCATCAGAGAAAGGATTTCCAGATCTGTCAGGAGACCGACCCTCACCAAATGAAGGCAGCCAGGAGTTTATTCCTGATGGTGGTTCTCTTGAGCATCTTGAGTTCTCAGACAACATGGGAATATCTCAGGAAGTAGGGCCGGATGATTATCCGAGTTCTCCGGAAGATCTTGATGAATAATTAAACCATGGATAACGATATTTTCATCCAGTCTGAAGTTGACTTCGATCCAAAGAAACATACATATACATCAGTACAGGAAGGATTCGAATATACCAGTGTCACGCGTCTTTTAAGCAGTATACAGGTTCCGTTTGATCGGGAAGCAACTGCAAGACGCATGGCAACTGGTATTGCTGCAGAAGAAGGAGGTAGTGCAGAGGATGCTTATAATGATATCATCAAGGGATGGAATGATTCTCTGAAAGGATCTATTGATAAAGGAGATTATCTGCATGATGGACTCGAGAAGTTTGTGAAGACTGGAATGGTTGCTGAAGAGGAACTGAAGAAACCGGTAACATTTCTTTCGCCAATATTGAAAGAGTATTACAGGTTCTATCCGGAAGTCACGCTTCATTCTAATGATCACAAAGTAGCCGGCAGGACTGATCTGATCTTGCAAAGGCAGAAGACAAAGAATTCAGTGTTTGACTTCATTGATTACAAAACAAATATGTCAAAAGGAATTGTCTATGACTCGATCAAAAGAAACACAACTCCAATTAAGCATTATAACCGGTTCCTGCTTCCACCATTCGATTATCTTGAGGACTGCAACTATGTAATCGATTCACTTCAACTGAGTATCTACGCATTCATGGCAATGACCAGGTTAAACCTAAGAGTTGGCAAACTCAGGATCATTTTCTTTGATAACAATTTTGATGGTCATATCATTCCGGTGCCATTTATGTACCAGGAAGCAAAGATGCTTTGTGAACTCAATGTATCGAGAAAGCAACTTCCGGAATTTAATTTGATGCCCAAACTTATTCCGGACAATGTAATCCATGATATTCCGAAACCATATGAACCATTTGATCCAGCAAATGTAAGGGAGAATTGGTAATGAGTGTATTTAAAATAAATAAGGAATATACGGCAGTCCTCAACCCAGAGGCTGCCAAACTTGTTCCTGAGCTATCAGGACTCAGTCCGGATGAACTTCTGTATGTCATCCTTGTTGCAGACTATGCTGATGGTCCATACCGTAAGAGACCACCAGAGGAAAGACGTACACTTGCCCTAAAGCATGTTTTTGGAGCCAAGCAAGTCAATCTGGATAATCAAAGGATCTATGATGCTCTTGATGCTTACAAGAGTCTTGTATTTGATATCCGGAGAGAAACACTTGATATTCTCAAACAAAAAGCACAACTATATCATAAGGAACTTCTGAATCCAAATATTGAATTCAAAAGGATGAAGGAACTTGACCAGGCAATTCAGTACATTGAGGATCGCATTGAGAAGATTGAGACAAGTCTTTCAACTGATGATATCACTGAGATGGAACTCAAAGGGCAAAAGAAACTTTCATTCCTTGAAATCTGGCAGAGAAGACAGAAAGAGTATAAGAAATTCAAAGAGACAACATGATAGGAAATGTTTATGTTCCAGAGATTAAGAAGCATGGGTTCTGTCCGAATCCTGTTGCTGGCAACATACCTATTTATGCTGACTCGATAACGAATCCGAAATGCATAGGCACACTTGCTTATGAAGAGTTTTGGAACGAACAGATAAACCGTTGCATTAATGGTTATGATACCGCAGGAGTTCATATCTCTGGGCGGTATTATTTTTTTCTGAACTTTAAGATACTTCCAGGACTTAAAGGGCCCCAATACCCTTTCTTCGTAGATATGCAGAAAGAATACTTTGATCTGATCGAATGGGTTAAAAAAAACAGAAAACCGGGCATAGTAGGCCTGAAAGCTCGTAGGAAAGGACTATCTGAGATTGAGGAAACCATCCTTGCTCATGGTATCCGGTTTATAGAGGACTATAGAGCTGCGGTAACTGCTGGCATGGAAACCTATGTGACAGGTATCAAAAATAAGTTTGAATATACCCAGAAAACGATTATTCAAGATCTCAGACTTTCGGTTCTTGAAAATAACGATAAGACATACAAGATTGGTTATGCAGTTCGTAACCCAATCGGAGGATTTGTCGAGGAAGGTTATGGAGGATTCCTATCATTTGAAACTATGTTCGACAATCCTACTAAACTTGAAGGTGAATATTTCCACGATGTCCTTTGTGAAGAGAGTGGCCGGTACAAGTATCTTGGAAAGGTAATAACAAGTATTCAACCGGCTCTGGAGTTTGGTAGCCAGATGCTCGGAACATTCTATATCTATGGAACCGGAGGCAATATCCTGTCAACATCAAAGGACTTCAAAGAAATCTGGGATCATGCAGAGGCAATGGGATTCGTTAAGTTCTGGGTTCCGGGAAGCAGAATGTATTATCCATTCTTTGGCAATAATAAGGAAGAATTTTTTATAGATCCTGACAACGGAAGTAAAGTTGACTCAATGCCAAACCTTCGAAAGTTCTCAAAAGAACAGAGAATAGGAATGGAAGACACAAAGGCAGCTGAAGAATATATCATTCGTAAGCGCGTAGAATATGCCAAACTTCCAAACAAGAAAAAACTTAAGGAACATAACCAGGCATATCCTTTGACTATTGAAGAAGCTTTTACCTCAGGTGGATCTAATAACTTCAATGATGAAAAGATATATAACCAACTATTCGATATAGAGGGAGACCCTAATGCATTCACTCCAGTAGTTCTTGAATGGGTAACTGATTCAACTGGGCAGAGACTCGAAGGTGAAGAAATGGTTGTAAAACACCGTCCAGCAACGGCAAATGATCCTGACTGGAAAATTGTATGGGTTTACCAGTTTCCAAAGAAAGAGATGCTTGATCTTGATATTGGAGGTATTGATGGTTATAACCAGGACCAGACGCAGACATCTTCTTCACAGGGAGCCATGACTGTTGTCAGGCAGGGAAATAAAGTAAACATGGTTGGCGATGGTATTCATAAAGCTATTTATCCAGTTTGTCTTTATTACAAACGGCCCCCGCGAAAGGAAGAGTTCTATGATGTCTGTTTGAAGATCTCAGTATGGTACCGGCTTATTCGAAATACAATGGCCAATGCTGAACAGGATTTCGTCATAGACTACTTCATGAAGAATGGTGGAGCTCGTTATCTTTCTCCGCGTCCAAAAGCTTTTGACTCTCCAAAATCACAGCAAGTTCATAAACTTGGTGCAAAGATGACCGGATATTCGAAAGAAATTATCCTTGGTATTGTTCAGACATATGTTGAAAACTATATCGAACTTAACCGGTTTCCGGCAATGCTCAGAGATCTTCTTGCTTATGATGAGGAATATATCGGTACAGACTGGGACTCTGTAGATGCACTTGCATATGCTCTCATGCGTATAGAAGATATGAAGACAAGGCCGCGCAAGGCAGATGATGATGATAATTCTGATATCGAACCAGAATGGGGCAAAGACGAAGCCGGGAATCTTGTTATCAAGAATAAGGAAGTACTCATGGAAAAACCAAAAGAGAGAAAGAGTGACAAGGATGAAGAGACAAAAAACCTTGAGTATACAGGAAGATGGAAAGCGCAAGAATATAAAGAGAGAAAGAGACAAGATGACAATGAGAGAAAACCTTTCGATTACGACGAGCATGAAGACAAATAAAATATTTATTAACAATTGATAGTTATATGTCAGAATTTATTATTATCTTTGATCAAATTTTGCATAGATGTTATTCCCGGATGTAACAAACATAGACTTCTCAGTCGATGGGAGTAAGAACAAGCACCTTCATCAAATGCTTGACTATGCTGTCATGAGATGGTATGCCCGAGATGTCCGGTTACAGAAGATCGCTAAACTTTATGATGCTCACAATGGACTCATTGACTCCAGAGAAACTGAAGCGATAACAAAACCATTCGGGAAAGAATCAAAAACCAAATATGTCAAGTACCGGTTGGGAAGGACAAAGCTCAAGCAACTCCATGGAGAATTTCTTGAGATCTCCTTAACTCCCACTGTTTCAACAGTTAACCGCGATGCTATCAACAAAAAAATGGCCAAGTACAAAGAGATACTTGGCCTTTCTCTTAGCAAACCATTCATCGAAAGAGTTCGTCAGTTGGGATATAACGTATTCCCTGGAATGAAGTTACCGGACTATGATGACAAGAGTACCTGGAATATAAATAACTTCAAACTTGCCAATGAACTCATCATGCAAAAAATTCTTGATGATAAGATGGCAAACGAGAGACTGAAGACAATCTTCTATCAGAATTTCATTGATCTTACAATAACAGCTGAAATATTCGGAAAAGTTGAACGCAATGTCAATGGAGTCGATACATACCGGTTCATTCCGATGAAATATGCCATGTATGAAGAAAGTATCAATGATCCATTCCTTACACAGTCTCCATATCTTGGTGAAGTAAAACCAATGTTCTATCATGAGATAGCAACAAATAAGGAATTCAATCTTACTCCGGCCCAACTTGAAGAACTTCGTCAGTCGTCACTTGCATATCATACAGACAATATCGGCCAGCGAGATATACAGACTCAGAAAGGAACTTATCTTATAAATACTTACAATATTCAGTGGAAAGGACTTGAGAAGGTAAGAGTTAAGATATCTCCGGTTGATGGATCAGATGAACCATTCAGATTGATCATAAGTGACGAATATTATAACGAACACCAGAAACAGATTGAGAAGGATGTTCGCAATGGAAAGTACACTATCGAAACTTATGAACGCGAAATACTCTGGGAAGCTACTCGCATAGGGCCGACTCTTTATACCCCTGCACGCAAGACAAAGAATCTTATTCAGCGCCTTAATGACAATAACAAATACAATGTCGATTATGACTTTTGTGGTATGTTATTCTGCACGATTGATGGCACCAGAGTATCTCTTCAGGAAGTGATATATGAACTTGAAAAGATCTATGATGATCTTCGGTTCTATATCAACCGGGAGATGAAGAAACTGAAAGGCAATCTTGCTTACTTTGATGAAGCTTTCCGGCCCAAAGGAATGCGTTTCATTGATGTCATGAATTCTATTACCGAGGATGGTGTTATTCGGTTTAACTCGTCAGCTGAAGGAAATACATCAGGAACTGCATCCGATAGTGACAAGGTAGGTATCGGAGCAATCAATCTTGGTCAGAATCAAAATTTGATGGTTCTTCTTAACCAGGCAATGGATGTCGAGAGAGTCATGGATCGCATTACAGGAATGAATGATAATCGCCAGGGACTATCAAGACCTACAACAACTGCAACAGCAAACGTCAACAGTATTGACGCCTCAAGATCGATGACATACGATCTTTTTTACTTTATGCAGGAATATGTAGAAAGAACACTTACCAAACTTGTTGAGAAGACAAAAATCAATAAGACTTATTATGGAGAGGATAACCGTCAGTTCATTATGGATGATGGCGAGCTCCTGTACATGATGTCAACAAAAGACCTGACATTTGATAACTATGGAGTAACGATAACAGATGGACGCAAAGAGAAAGATATTCTTGCCAAGATCGAAACGTTATTCCCTCAGGAGATCAATGCCAGAAATATCCGGACAACCGATATTGCCAAGTTCTGGATGGAGAGTTCCTATTCTGCAGCTATTCGTGTTCTTGATAATGCTCATGATGAAATGGCCAAGATCCGTGAGAAAGAGATCAATCTCAAACAGCAAAGCGCAATGGCTAATATCCAGTCTCAGGAACAACAGCAACAGCAAATGCTCGCTTCTGAACAGGAACATGATAAGGATATGGCATTACTCCGTGGTGAGATTGACAAGGAAGAGATACAGCTTGAAGAAGGATTAAAATCGAACAGGGATACAGCTAATATAGCCGGTAAGTCGGCACTACAGGCAACAAAACCTGTTAAGTAGTTTTATTTATTTTTTTTAAACTAATAGTTGTTATGGCAGAGAAAGACGATAAAATGTCTATGACCGATGAAGATGATTTCGACATAGGCGCCCTGAAGACGGGTAAGAAAGAAGAAGAACTTGAAAAGAGTGATGAAAAAGAAAAAGTCGACGAAGAGAAGAAAGATGAAGGGAAGGAAAAGGTAGACGAAGGAAAAGAAAAAGTCGATGAAGGAAAGAAATCATCAGACAAGGAAGACAAAGACGATAAAAGCAAAGAGAAGAAAGACGAAAAAAAGAATGAAGAACCTGAGGATCTCTTTGTAGACAAGGATGACAAGAAAGAAGGAAAACGCAAGACTTTAAAGGAAATAGGAAAGAAACTTGACGTTGACCTTGAAAAAGACGATGATGATGAAGAATTCGAAAGGAAGATCGCAGAGAAACTCGCAAAGAGCCGCCAGGATGTTAATCTTGATGGTTATTCTGATGATGCGAAGGCCCTCATCAAACACCTAAATGAGAATGGTGGTGATGTCGAATCATTTTTCACAAACAAGAATATAATTGGATTACAAAGCGTTCTTTCACTTGATGCAGAAACAAAAGTAAGTCAGGTTCGTTACAATGAATTGATCGAAGCAGGCAAGACTCCACAGGAAGCCCAGGAAACACTTGACACTGAGATGAAGGCAATGTCAACAAGAGAGATCAAAGACATGGCAGATGATATTGATCTTCAGGCAAAGAAACTCATTCAGACGGAAGTCAAGAAAATGGTAGGTGACAAGGAACTGAAAGTTGCCGCAACAAGACAGCAACAGGAGGCTGCAACATTACAGGAACGAACTAACTTAAGGAATTTTATCAACAAACAAGATACATTTCTTGGAATAAAACTTTCTGAAGAAGCCAAAAAATCGATACTACGTGACATTGACACTGGTAACTTTGACAAGGTTTTGAAAGAGAGTCCGGAGATGCAAAAGTTTTCAGCTTATATGTTATCGAAACACGGTGGTAAAATTTTGAAAAAAATCGAGGCGTCAGTCGATGAAGCCAACAGAGCCGGCTACAATAAAGCACAGAAGAAAGCCACGGATGCATTGCATAAAGTGGACGACGGAGGTGGTAGCAGTTCTAAAGGTGGATCTGGTCACGAAAGCGATTCAAAGAAATCCGGTGACAAAGGATCCAGACCAGGCTGGAAGAATGACGAGATTGAGTAGAAATGAGTAAAGAATGGATCTTTTGAAATTAAGTAATTAACTAAAAAGATTCAAAAGATGAAAATTAAGATTTATCATGGTAGCGTCAGCGAAGGAGATGCACAGGAGTATCATCTTGTACAGAACCACCTTCTGGATCCTACAGCCAATATCGACAGGGTAATCATGTACGCTGAACAGCGTCATCTTATGACCCTTCTCACTTCAGGTGCAAGAGACTCACGTTATACCGCACCTGGATGGACGCCTAAAAATGGTGATGCCATTACCACCCATATCCAGCCGATTCCTCAGGCAGAAATGGTTTCTTCAAATGCATGGTCATACAAGATCATGGGAAGGATCCAGAAGTCTGTTGAAGTGCTTGGAAGCGCAATCGTTGGAACGCAACTGAACTCATCGAGTATCAAGGGTTGCGTTTTCAGTCTGTATCTCAAGGACAACTATCTTACCCCGGGAATGAACGCTGTTTTCTATAATGGAGAACATGCAAGGGTTATGAAACGCCCGATCGGATACTCAGACCGGTATCTGTATACTTTCGAAACTTATCCTGGCAAAGACTTTTCATGGAACACATGGATCGGCACTCAGGTAGGTCGCAAGTCAATCTTCGGTGGTTATACCACATTCGGAGAAAGGTCAAGGAGAGGTTATGGAATGTTCCACTATCCGGATCGTTTCATCCAGCATACAACCAAACAGAGGAAATCTATTTCTCTGTCTGGTGATGTCAACGCCAATGAAGTTATCTGGTATGAACTCGACAACAAGAAGGGATTTGTCTATGAGGCAGAGGCCCAGATGAGAGCTCAGTTCCTGCTTGAAGATGAATACCGTCTATGGTGGGGAGAATCAACCATGAGAGACCAGTATGGCAACTTACTCACTCGCGCCTGCATGCAGGACGAAGAAGGTAACGACATCGTAGCAGGTGATGGTTTCATTCCTCAGATCAAGGGTGCTAATGACATGGACTCATCCAATGCAGATGGTACATTCACCTATGATGACCTTCGCGATATGGTCAAACAGCTGAAGAAAAAGAAAAACAGAATCTCTGGGAACACATATATCTGTGTTACTGGTGCTGATGGTATGGCAAACGCACATGATGTTTGTTCAGGCCGTTATGCAGCAGGAACCCCGATAGTCCAGGTTGTTCAGCAGAATGATCAGGCCGGTGGTGCAGAACCTGTAACCGGTTACAACTTCAAGAGGTTGAACATAGCTGGTGAGCAGATCATCTTCTGTGAGAACCCGATGATGGATGACGAGCAGAAATTCCCGAGAAGGCTTTCAAATGGTGCTCTTGCATCAAGTAACACTGTTTACTTCCTCGACATGGATACCGATGATCGTGGAAGGATGAACGTCGAGATCAGGGCAAGAGGACGCGCTGGTGTCAACCGTAATATCGTTTACCTCTGGGAAAATGGTATGACTGGTGAAGGCACTGCACAGAATCCTGTTGATGCCAAGGCATTCCATATGCTGAAGGAAACACTTCTGGCTGTTTACAACACCAGATCCTGCGGTATACTGAAACCGGCAGCAACTGCCTAAGCATACTTGGTTTTGGGGGAACCTAAACAAAATCCCCCATTTTTTCTTTTTTTATTATTTATCGTATTTTATAATTTATTATCATGGAAACACCAAAGCTTTTAGTTACCGTCAAAGAACGGAAAGAAATACAGGAATCGCTATCGAAGGAATTCGGTACTAAGGTTAAATATCGCGTTATTGATCTTGAGAAAGCAGTTCAGAAGATCCGCGAAGAAAGAGCCAAGTTCTCTCTTTCTCCATTCATAGAGATCAAACCGATATCTCCTGACATGCATAAAATTCCGTCAAGGACGAGTACATTCCAGAAAGACCCAATAACCGGAGTTCTCTATGGCATTGCCATCGACCAGGATGAGTTTGGCAATATCCGCTGGCAGAAAATACAGATAAGTGATAATATGTCACTTAATCTTGATAATGACAATGATGCCAAAGTATGGGCAGTATTGCGTTTCAATCCGGATATCAAGGGTAGTCCATTCCAGGTTCAGAATCCTTACTTTGAGATTTACGATCCTGTTCAGACAGCTCGTAATGAAATGGGTGAAGTAACCCAGATGAAGAAGGCCTTTGAACGCATTGACCTTATTGCTGATAAACCTATCGACATGGTTATGTTTGCCAGGTTCCTCGGAGAAGAAGTTCGCGAGAACGCATCATTCGATATTGTGTATAACACATTACTTCGTGTTGCACGTAATCACCCGGGAGACTTCAATAAGAAATGGGACAGCAAGACACGTAGTTTTGGAGAAAGATTTGCCACAGCTGCAGCACTTGGGATAATCACTCAGGATGTTGATCGCGGATATATGTTCAACAATATTCCTCTTGGATTATCTGAAGAAGAAGCAATCAGGTTCTTAAGCAAGGATGTGAATGTGATGAGTTCCATAAACAGCCAGATCCTTGAAAAAGATGATGTGGTCAATATGATGAAGAAAGAAATCGCAGTCACAAAAGAAAAAGAACTTGAAGGTGCTGAGACAAAGAAAACAAAGGTAAGTGAGTTTGAATGAATATAGTTCAAATACATGAAAGGATCCGGTTTTGGCTGGATATTGTAGGATCTTCAAGGTTTGAAGCTTCGGACATCGATGTTGCTATGAACACTTCTCAGCACGACATGGTTGAGGAAAGGTATGAAGCAAGCAAGAAGATGGGTACCGGAGACTCGTTTCAGAAGACACAAAAACTTCGTGACGAATTAAAAACCCTGGTAGTCTATAATGACACAGATACGGATCTTGTACTTTCAAGTTCTTCGCATATTCCGGCCGGCGATACAACAAGACATGCGCTTATTACTGCAGCATCATTCCCGGAGGACTATAAGTATTTACTTTGTGTAGCCTTCCGTGATGACTCAACTGCAAAAGCCAAGTATAATTGCTGGCCACTGACATACAACCGTCAGAATCTATTAAATCGCAATCCATTCCGCAGGGTTCGTTATGCTCCATTCTCAAAGCAATATTTTATTGAGAGTAATGAAGGGATCATGATTTATCATGCGCTTCCAAGTTCACTTGATATTAGCAGGATTGAGATCTTCTATTTGAAGGAACCTATCTTCTGGCATTATGGGATCGAAAAAACCCTTGCTGATACCCTTGTGGTTGCGTCTGTGGTCATTGTAGTATCAGAGACTGCAGTTTATAATGGAACGACTTATCTTCGCGGAGATGAGATTACAATCGTTGCAGGGCATACCAATATCACTTCTGGTACCGTTCTTGACAATTATACTACAAGTGATATCACTTCAGTACTTCATGAAGATATTGCCAGGAACTCTGCAATCGATCTTTTGATCTCTATAAGAGATTTTGATAAGGTAAAGATGTTAAAAGAAATGTTTGATTGATCGTTAGTGTAGGTGCTTGCACCGAATATCGATACAAAAAAAGTGTTTAGTATTAACCAAAAAAAGAAAGAAAATGCACAAACTCGCACAAGTAGGGATTATCACGACAACTGAGAATACCTACGCACAGGTTATCGACGACACCACACTGAGCCAGTACTCCATTGTACAGACATCAGCAGGTGCTGTCAGGATCCTTGGCCCTATTCCTTATGGAAAGACCAAGAGACTCATCACACAGACTCCGCAGGTTGAAGTACAGAATACCGTACTCATCGGAGGTGCAACAGTTGAAGTTATCGTAGCAGCTACCAGGTACCGTGTTGAAATATGGAACCCTGAAGCCGATTACGAAAGATTTACACAGGGCCCTCTCATCTATGCAACCGTATCAGCAACAACTCTGAGTGGTAATGCATATACCGACAGGACAAACGTCTATTCAGCTCTGGTAACCAAGATCAATGCTTATGCAGGTAACAACTGTACCGCTTATGGTCTTGTTAAGGCTACCTATTCAGGTGGGACATCATCTGGAGATGCAGATACCAATTTTGTAGTTGGTGAAACAGTCACACAGGAAACATCTACCTATACAGCAAAAGTTGCTGCATGTACGATTGACACTGGTACTTTTGCCGGAGATAATGCTGCCGGAACAATCTGGCTATATGCTCTTAGCAATGAGACACTCTGGCTTACAACTCAGAAAACTCTTACAGCTGCTGGCCACGTTGCTGCAGTATCTGGTATTTCTGCTGCGACTACAAACTGCGTTGTTACAGTAACCAATGCTACCGTATACTTCAACCAGGGTATCGTTCTTGTTGACGATGCTGGTTACTTCACATCATCGAAGACAAGAGGTGGTATCAACCGCGTTGGTCTTACAGCTGGCTTCGCAACAGCAACCGCAACAGTTATCATCACTGGTTACTACTCCGTTGGAGTTGGTACCGACATGCTTGCTCAGCGTCCAGTATTCGATATTGGCAACCAGGCACTCATTGCCGGAAATATCGAGTTCCAGGCATCTGATGGCACACTTCCTGTTGCCGGGATATACTACAAAAAGTATATTCTTGAGGTTGAGGATGGTGACGAAAATGCAGTCGACCAGTTAAGGATTGCAGCCAGAAAGCATTATGTTCTCTGGTTCCCGACTACTACAGCTGATTACGTAAGTGATCTGGATTCAGAACTTGCAACTGTAGTTGCCAAGTAAATAACCTGAAAGTACGAGGGGATGATTGTCATCCCCTTTAGTACTTTCATAATCTCTACAACAATGCAAAATGAAAATATTGTAGGTGTAGCAGTAAACCGTATGGGTCAACCATTACCTATACTCACACCAGACACGACACCGACATCAGTAGATATTGATGGAACTTCTGCACATGCTGAATCAGGAAAACTTGCTGAAGGCATATATCGTCTTGCAGTTGTATCGTCTTCTGCAGGAGTAAGAATAGCAATTGGTGCGGCACCGGTTGCTTCAACAAGTTATGGTGTTTATCTTGCCGACCAGCAATTTGAATATTATTTTATTCCAGCAGACAGTAAAGTTTCTGTCCTTGGTGGAATACTCAATATAATAAGGTTCTCTTAATGAAAATGCTTCGGACAAATATTAACCGTCCAAGGATCAATAAACTTCCAGGATCAACTTCTTCATTGAATTGGAACTCGTACTGGAATACAATTATTCCGATGCCACTACTTGCATACAGTACAAGTGAGACAACGATGGCTCTTTCTGTTACCGATATGTTTTCTGGCAAAGGTAAACTTGCTTGGTACAGAAGCGCGGACGGCTCGACTTACGCCAAGATTGCAACAACAGGAACTGGTGTTTTGAGCTATAACGATACCGGACTGACGGCAGGGACTCTTTATTATTACAAATGTAGAGCAGAACAGGGCAGTCATTATTCTGCATGGTCGAATGTTGCTTCTACTCCGACATGGTGTTCTAATTACACGACTCTCTATGCGGCAATTACCGGAACTAAACCATCGGCAATGGTTGCTTCCGCTCAATCAAAATTTCTTTGGAGATTATTAGGTAACAATAGTCTTTCTTTAAATGTGTTGCAGAAAATTGTTTATTTGTTACCTACAGAAGCCGGTATGCCTTCTTCGGCTGATGCTTTGATAAGATGGGATAATCCTTCAAAGAAAGCTACATTAAGTGCAGTAGCTCCAACATATACTGTAAATCGAGGTTTCAAGGGAAATGGGGTTTCAGCATATATATTAACCGGATTCAATAGTTCTATTGACGGTGCAGGTATTTATCTACAGGATTCATGTTCCTCTGTTCATCACTTCACCTATGGATCAACAATTTCTACGGATACAGGAGGAAGTGGCTGGCAATCTTCAGCATCTGGCAATCCAGGTATGGCTATTTATCCTATCTATACCAATAATGTATATATCAGATGCCAGGGGTCTTACGTAAATTGGGCAAATACTCACATTGATCAGTTATTCTCTTGTGTAAGAAATAATGCAACACAATGTCAGATTTATTTTGCAAAAGAAGCACAGGGACTTAAATCCGCAAATTCCATTGCATTACAGAATCTTGAAGCGTATGCATTGTCAATAAATATTGCTGGTACTGCTGGTTCTTTTATGACTGATTATTGTGGACTTATTTGTTATGCATCTGGTTTTACAGCTAATGATGTAACAGTATTTGCTGATGCTTATGATGAAATGCTACTTGCAATTAATTATGGAACAATATTACTTGAAGAACTTGGCGATGGCGTAAGTATTGATGTAGCAAAATGGACTGTTACAAATACTAATCCATTATCAGTTGAATTTGAAATTGATAAAGGTTTGGTAATGCACAACATGCTTCCTGGTGGTGCAGATCCTATATATGATAATATACGAAGTGTTTTAAAATTTAATTGGGGTATCTATAAGTTTGATTGGATGGACATGATGCGTGTAACTATTGGTTATTCTTACCATCAAGTTACCTGGTATTACCTCTATAACTATTACATGAAATTGCAGATACTTTGGAATGCAGGAACTTCAGTTTGGGAATTACATTTTATGATATATTATCCAGGTTTAGTACTTGATATAGTATTGGGTAGCGGTACTGTTGGTACACCTTTCGATTTTGCATCATTAAAAATAGTGGATACACCTCTTCACTATTTAAAAGCCTATGTATGGAATTTTGTTACTGAATTATGGGAAGAAAAGGGTAGCGCATTTTATCATCCTCATAAACCTTACGATATTGGAATGGCATCGAGGGGTTCAGAACTTGCATTAGGTACAAAAACAGTAATGGATGATATATATGTTACAGCGTTTGATTTTGATACTTTAAATCCGTAATAAAATGGCTGGAATAAAAATAGATATAAAAACACGTGGTGCAATACCAGACGGAGTAACTGATTGTTCTTCTATAATTAATGCTATCCTTATAGAAGGTAATTATCCCTATGCATTGAATGGCAGGTATATCATTCATGAGAGTATGAAATTCCCAAGTAATAGTATTTTGTATGGTAAAAATGCAAAGATTAAACTTGGCGATAATTGTTTTGATAATTTAATGAGAAATGCTGATTTCACGAATGGTAATTACAATATAAAAATAATAGGAGAAGGGAATTTCATTCTTGATCACAATGCAGTAGGTAACATTGATGATCTTTATACGAGGTATGGTAAGAACGGAGTTAATTCTTATAAATATCAGACATACGCATGGTCAAATGTTGATGATATTGAAATGGTTAATATAAATCTTTGTGATTGTCAACATTGGCAATTATATATGCAAAGAGTTACTAATTCAGAATTTCATCATTATTATCAAAATTTTTATAGATTAACACCTAATCAGGATGGGATAGATTTTGGTCATGGATGTAATAATATTCATATCCATCATTGGAGGGGTCATTCGTCTGATGATTTTGTTTGTTATGGGATAGCAGCACATGCTGATGGCGGAGTTCGGGACAGCCATTGGCTTGAAGGAGACATCCACGATATTGAAATGGATCATATTGTTATTTATTCAGCAGTTAACGGGAGTTCTTGTGCTTTAGTCGTGGGAGAAGGGAGAAAACTATATAATATAAACCATCATGATAATAGACTAATAAGTGCAGGGACAATTTTATATAGTAGTTATGGAGACGTATGGTTTAATGTACCGCCAGCTATTGATGATGTTCATGATTTAACATTTACTGACATTACTGTTGATTATAATTCACGAGCTGCCCTATTTATGTTTGGAGATAATTGCAAGAATGTACTTGGTGTAGGAATAATAAACAATACTGCAAAAAACATGTTTGAAAGTGATGCTGCATCTCAGCATAATGTAGTTATTAACGGTGTTGATTATTCTACTCCATGATAAAATCAATCTCATCGGGTTATGTAACTTTTGAATGGGAAGATGGGGAAACGCATTGTCTGACTATTGGTGAGTATAATTGGTTTGCAGAGAAGCATGGATTGGAGAAAGTAAAATAATTGTAGTTGGTAACGCGCTGATTTATGAAATTATTCAAAACATATCGAACCTTTGAAGAGATCCTGCCGGAACACCTGACAGAGAGAAAGATTGCGCTTACTCACCGATCCTTTGCCGGAGAGGTAAGCAAGTTCAGAAGGTTTGATTCCTGGCTTAATTCTCATGATCTGCACGATAAATCACTCCGGAAGATATCAAACCGTGATATCGCAAGATTTTTTGTGGAGATTGCCGGCGAACTCGATAAGCCCACTTGCCAGAAATATTTCATATCAATCCGGGGACTATGGCAGTTTGCGTTTAAGGTAGGAGAGATAGGCAAGACTCTTCCCTTTGACTTGGTTGTTTTTCCTACAAAAAAAGATGACTATTCACCAGCCCTAATACCACGGGAAGACTTCTGCGAGCTTATGGAAGATATAAAGAAGAACGACAGACAGCTTTACCTGGCTTCAATGATTGTTTACTATGCCTTTATCAGGCCAGGAAGAGAGCTGAGGCTACTCAAAACCGACGATTTCAATTTTGAACTTGGTTATATAAGGGTAATTGCCCAGAATGCCAAAACCAGGAAACAGAGATTTGTAACAATTCCTCCAGAGCTCATGGAGGTTTGTATTGCTTATGGGATAGATGACGCGGATCCCGGTCTGTTTGTGTTCGGATCCAAGGGAAAGATAAGCAAAAGGCATATCGGAATTAATAGCCTGGCGGCGAGGTTTAACGTATTCAGAACCAAACATGGTCTCTCAAGAAAGGTAAAATTTTACTCTTTTAAGCATACTGGAATGACGGACATGCTGAATGCCGGTGTTCCACTTTTGGCAGTCCAGGGACAGGCAGGGCATGATCGGTTAACATCGACACAACATTACGCAAAAAAGTATGCCGGGATCATTAATCCAAGCATCAAAACCTATTTAAGAACAGCATAAGATTAATCTTTAACATGAAAGATATGACAGATAAGGAAATATTTGACAGTATCAATACAATAGTTGGTGGTCATGTGTCAGCACTAACAATGCTCATCTCTACGGAAACTCAGGATATCCGGCATTCAGTCGATCAGTTAACAGAGAGAGTTAAACGACAGAACGGATCTGTGAGAGATTTAAATGAATGGAAGGCATCTGTCATTGGAGAAGACAAAGGAGCTGACAAATTGAACAAAGAAAGAAGAGCCAATTTTCAAAAGGTACTTCAATTAATTGCTACTGTAGTAATGGCTATAGGCTTATGCATTACAACATATTTCAGTATCTTTGGTAGTAAGCAAAGTAAAAAGAATGCTGAAGAGATTGGAATAGCAAACAAGAAGATTGATGATTTTGGTACTCCAGTAATTGTTGACAAGACAGGTAAACTAATGGATACAAGATCAGTTGAATTGAAGATGTGGCCAAAAGATTTTCTTAATGATACAGTAAAAACTAAATAGTATGCCAGTATTCAGTCAGACATCAAAAGATAAACTTTCCCTGGCACACAGGGATTTGCAGACTTTATTCAATGAAGTGATAAAATGGTATGATTGTACTATTGCTGATTCTTATCGTACCAAGGCAGCACAGCATCAATTCTTACTTGAAGGGAAATCGAAGGTAGACTATCCTACGGTTCATAATACCAAGCCAAGTAATGCAGTTGATGTTTATCCTTATGAAGTAGATCATATTGACTGGGGACAATTGCAGAGTGCTTATTTTGCAGGGTGGATAATGGGAATTGCAGTAAGATTGTTTGAAGAAGGGAAGATTACTCATAGGATAAGATGTGGGATTGACTGGGATAAGGATAATGATATTGACGATAATGCATTTTGGGATGCAGGTCATTTTGAGATAATACCCAATCCTGGAGAGACATTTCAATATTTCGAAACTTAATTCTATTCGATATGCAAATTCTTAATACAAAGTACTCAGTAAATACATCGAATTGGACGAAGAGGACTCCGCCATATCTGAAGTTCTTTTGCGATTTTCTTCTATTCTTAAGTCTGGTTGTAGGAGTACTTCCAGAGATACCTACTCCGATAGGTAAATGGATCCTATTTGGAGGAGTAGTTGCAAAACTACTCTCGAACTTCATCTCTGATCATTTGCCTGCAACTGCACAACCAACCAATCCGGAGGTAACACCATGAAGAAAATAATGAAATGGATCCAGGCAAATTCGAAGTTAGTGATTCGGATACTTATTGGCATAGCAATATTTCTCGTTATCCTTTGCTTAGTTTCTAATTGTGTTCAGTCAGACCGATACCAGAAGATCAAGAAAGATCATAAGGAATTAAAGAAAGAAAAAGAGCTGGCTGAACATAAAATCGATTCTTTGCAGAAAGTATTTGCAGATAGTCAACAGCAAATAAACATTCTTATCTTGAAGAGTGATAGTATCAAAAAGGCCTCTAAGGAGGTCATAGAGGCAATGAAGATTAAAGAAGGGCAATACCTTCAAACGATAGCAGATCTCAAGACAGTGCCCCCTGATACGGTCTACAAGAGGATATTTGCTTATAACCCCAATATCAATAATGATTTGTTACGATATCCATTTGGATCAACCCAGATAAAAAACATCTATTCAGATCATCTGTCACTAAATTATAATATAGGACTTGCCAATGATTTTCATACTCGTCTTGATCTTTGCAGTAAGGATAACCAGGTTAAAGATGGAGTGATTGTGCAAAAAGATAAACAGATCGGAAGTCTTAATGATCAACTCAAAATAAATGTTGGTCTGATTACAACACTTACAAGTGACAATAAGGTACTCGAAAAATCATATAAAGGTGAACGAAGATGGAAGATTGTCTGGCGCACCGCATCTATTGTAGAGGGAGGATTCATAGTCTATCAGTCATTGAAAAAATAACTTAAAAAATCATACAATGAAAAATCCGGTACTTGGTTCAAACTTAATACAGTCATTTCTTGATTTCGAAACTATAGCAGGTAAGTTTCGATGGGGTATTGAAGGCCCAGATCAAAGAATGTTCTGTGAGACTTCATCCGGGAAAGTTTATCTTACCGATACAAGTGGATATCAGTGTGCAGATGTGATAAATGAAATTTCGTCTGGCAGTGGAGTTACCATTGATGGTGTTCTCCTCAAAGATACTTCGGTAAACTTTTCAGGGAAAACACCAGCATATTCTGCATATACTATTGCAGGAACTGGAGGACGTAATGCTCCATTCATTAACATGGGTTCATGGGATGCACCAATGAACATTGTTCTTAAATCTGACCATTATGTTCCTATTCAGGTAAACCTAAAGAACACTGGAAACGTTGCATTCGATGTTGCAGCAGCCAGATTCAGGGTAGACACTGGCGGTGCTACGGCAAATGTTGCTCATAATGTACTTGAACTACGTGCTACTGTAGGGCATAATGTTAACTCTGTTGCCGTAGTTCAGGCAAGTGCAAGTTTCAGTACTATGTCTGTGACTTCCGGAGAAGTTGTAATTGGATACTTCTCTTTTGATGGAGCCGGCAATGTAACTCTTCCGGGAAGCAACTGTGCTTCAGCGATAGTAGGATCAGTAACCAATACCGGGACTCCTGTAGGAACTGTTAACGTTGCATATTTCAGATCTGCAGCCAGTACAAGTGTAACGAACATGATAAAGGTTGACAACCTTGGTAATGCTACTATTGGTGCCACTTTTACCGGATCATATTCATGCGTTCTTCAGCTTGGTACTTCCGGAACAAAACTTGCACTTACAAGTGCTACAGACAGAGTAATGTCCGCATATACGACAAGTGCTGTTGCTACTGCCGCAACATTATCATCTGCAACAATTGCTCAGACAATGACTGCAGCATCAGCAGTAAACTCCGTAGAAGCATTGCAGGTAAGTCTTACCTCAAATGTACAGACAGGAAACTGGGCAAATGCCATATCTGCAAAGATTGACTATTCCACGGTAGGTTATGTAACAGGGTTGGCTGGAGTAATTTGTTCTGAACTTGATATGCCTGGTGGTGCAGTTGCCGGTGGCAATGGTACATATGCATGTTATGAAGCTGAACTTAACCTTCCTACAAGTTATTCAGGTGGTGGTGTCCCAACAATGTTCTTCTCTCTTAACGTATGGGGAGCTCAGAAGGCACAGTTCGATACTGCTGGATATTTCTTTGATCTAAATGGTGTTTCTGTTGCATCAGGCAAGATATTCCAGGCAAATACAGCCGGAGCTGCAACTCATGCCCTGAGATGCAGAATCAATGGTACAAACTACTATCTGATGCTGACAAACGTAGGCGCTTAATTTTCTTTTTTATTAACTTATATTTTTTATCATGGAACTTAGTATTTTACAAAGGATAATACTGCAATCAGTATTACCGCCAGAAGGTGACTATGTCACAATTAAGATTATCCGGGATCTCAAAGCCGAACTTGGGTTCAGTGAAGAAGAGATCAAGAAGTTTAACATCACCCAGGAAGGAACAAAAATATTCTGGGATATGAAGTCGGCAGAAGGGAAAGAAGGATTGAAAAAGATTAACATTGGCCCAAAAGCTCTCGATATCATTGTTAAGTCTTTAAAAGACCTGAATGCCCAGAAGAAGATAAACGAACAGAATGCAGACCTCTACGAATTATTCGTAGTAAAGAAAGGGAAATAAATCATGACTGGAGAAGAATTGGTGTACGATATTTTGGAGATCAAGAATCTTGTTGAGGATGACAGTGATACAGATGAACTCTGGTTACTGAATAAAATCAACATGTACCGGTCTTTATTCATTCGCCAGGAGTATGAACTTACACGGGCAATCAATCCGGCATGGCTCCAGCGTATGCACAAAACAACTGTCACGAAGGTCAATTCTTCTGACGATCCTGATATTGATTTTACGAGTATCGATAATCTCGGGAAGGTAATAATACCAGTTCTTGTTGCTCTTCCCGAGGATATTGGACTTAATCGTGTTACCGGATCAGCTGGCATATCACAATTCCAACCTATCGACTTCAATACTCTCATACTAAAGATTGAATGTAATGAAGAAAGAATGGGTGATTATGGATATTGTGCCAGAGTAGGGAATGCTTTATATCTCTTTCCATTTGTCATGGAGATGCAGGCATTACTTATTCCGGAGGATCCATTTGCTATTCAGGTAAACGATGGTGGCACATTACGTGACCGGACAATTACTGATGATTATCCAGTGAGTATGGATATGGCACAGAAAATTGTCATGGAGATCCTAACCAAAGACATGAAGATAAACGAACAAAGCATAGCTGACATAGTGAATGATTCACAGTCAGAACTTAAAATATTGCAGAGTGGAAACAGCGGTCAACAGCAAACAGCTCAAGTATGAGATGGTGGGTCTTATGCGTAATAGTACGATTAGTCCTGTTAAAATCAGTTACCGTACAATAAACTTTATATTGTCACGGTTCTTTCATTATTCAATCCAGGCACTCATTAATGGTTATCCAATCGTAGTCTGCAGATACTTCAGATTCAAACTTGTTTACGCATTATATTCATTCCTACCTCATCAGGTTCGCGAACATATGAAATACTCTCAGAAAGCATTTGGTTATGCATTCTACGTAGTCTGTCAGTCACGACATGCTGATAAGTTTGGCTATACCTTTCGCACGTCAAGAAAACTTCTCGATACTATTCATGAACATACCGAAACGGATGTTGTCTATAAACTAATGAAGAAATGAAGAAATACTCAATAAGACAGGCAGTACTCAATGCAATAGACGAGACTGATGATAGTATCGGCCGGCATATGAATACTCTTCTTAAGTGGGCTAAATACTGTGAGACTTGTATAGGAACCCTGAATGGTTATCCTGTCCGCGCTGAGCTCTTTACTGTTCATGCAGCGAAGATAACACTTCCGGACAGTTGCTATAAAGTCTTATGTCTTATCCCGGGAGACTACACCAGCGAAGTAAATCTTCGTTTCAAAGATCTCAATAACATTGTCATCAATGTTGATAACAGGGATGGTGAGTTTGCATCAACACCGTCACTTGAATTTGTCTGGAGTGATACATCCTGGCCGCGGGTTCCATCAATGCTCTGGGAAGAAGTAGGAAATGAACTTTCTATAGTCGATCAGTATAATGATGAAACAGTAACACTTGTTTATCAGTATATACAGGTTGATTCACGTGGATACTGGCTCGTAAATGAAAGTCATCTTGAAGCAATAAAGAAATACCTGATATACCAGGTCGCAAGGAAGTTTCTCAACAACAGTTTCAAAAGCAGTAAACTAACTCGCGCGATAGATTTTCAGGTTGTTCAGGAATACAAAAAAGATTACAGTATTGCCATACGCAATGCCAGGGCCCTTGATAACGAAGAGAATCCGGTCGACTCGCTTAACAAGAAGTAGATAACTCAGCATACGCAAGTAGATAACTTATGGAAATCATTACCAAGATAAAAGACGGGATACATCAGGACAATAACGTGTATGATCAGCCGGAGAATACTATGCGTGACAATCTCAATGGTGTGATCACTGATATTGGTAATGGGAACTATAAGTGGAGCAACATAAAGGGAAATCTTCTTTCATTCGTTACAACTCTTGCAGATAAATATTTCACTCATTGTCTTATCCGGGACAGGTTGATAATCCTTACTCTTGACGTAACCAGTCAGATAGTGAAATTATGGGAAGTAACTTTTTCAGGAACAATCGGAACTGCCGTAATAATCTGGACCGGATCGAATACTGAGTTAAATCTTTCATTCAGTTATCCAGTACGTGCTATATGGGGATTCTATGAGAATGAACAGATTCAGCGGTTTTACATGGTCGATAACAACAACCCTCCACGATGCTTTAATATTGGAGCAGTTGGAGCAACTGTTGTCATTGATGAAAAGTTTACCAGGTTTACTCCCGTTATCGATCACGTATATGGGAAATTCAATCTTATTGGACAAACCAGTAATGGTTCAGTAAAGGCAGGATCATTATTCTTTGCATGGAGATATTACACTGATGATGGTTATTATACAGACTGGTCTGATCTTTCAAATCCAGTTATTGTCACCGATGGTGTTCCTGGGCCGAATTATGACGATTACCAGAAATGTGAAGGAGAACGTTCAGACCTTGATTCAGGGAAGAGCATACAATATCAGATCTCAGATATCGATATTGACTATGATAATATTCAAGTATGTGCATTCTATTCAAATGACAAGGATATTGCAATGCCAGGGGTTATCATTTATGATGGCGCTATTGATCCTTCTGGTATAATGCCTCTTACATATTTTGGTAATGAAATATTCGGAACAGTAACTATTGATGATCTGATTGAGGTCACTACTACCATAGAGAAATGTAAGGATATGTTCTATGCCAAGAAGAAGAATGTCATTGCATGTATTACTGAAAGGCAGGAACTTGATCTTGATGCATATATGCCAGCTGATATCTCTACTGAAGATTACCGGATCGTAATGGACAGAACTGGTTATAATGGTAAGATGTTAAGTTCTGCTGACAGTAAGGCATTAGTCGGTATGCATTCTGCCTCATTCCTGGCATCAAATCCGGGGTCTACGACACTATTAAGAGGTCAATGGTATAAAGCCATCACTCAGGTTGTTTATACCGGAGATGCAACGCCACACACTATTCCGGCTGGGAATATCTTTTATATCCTTCCTACACTTACAACCATAACCTATACTTCAGGTACCTACAAACCTTGTATTGTTATCAAGAAATATCTGAAGGCCGGGCATACATCAAATGAAGATGTCAATGTAGCATTTGCTTTTGATGTCATTACACTTGAAGATGAATTCCTTGATTACAAATCTCCAAAAGTATCTCACTATCTGAGGGGTTATCCTCATGGAGAAACAGTTCGTCTTGGAGTTCTTTTCTTTGATAAGACCGGTAGGCCATTCTTTATAAGACATCTCCGCAAGTCAAGTGACACATATGGAGTTGGTGACATAACATTGAAAGTTCGTAGTGTTACCAATCTTCTTGTTGAAGAAATAGGAGCGCATACAAGTGGAATAAGTGGAGGCGGAACTGATCCGTGGTATGATCAAATCAATGGACTTGTAAAGAGTCTTATTATTGACAATCTTGACCTGACTGATATTGTCGATCAGATCGGAGGATTTGCAATAGTTCGTACACCAATCATTCATCAGTATCTTGCCATGGGAATACTCCACTGGACATATCTTTCAGGAAACGATGTGTATAGTGTTCCAGTATTCTCTGGGGTAACAGCTGAAACTGATAACTATAATGGTTGTTATGATTTCTATTGCCCTGATGATATATTCAATGCAAAAGGGTTTGCACTTATTGAGAATGATGAGATTGAGAATCTTTACTATCTGAAACCATATTGCATTGATGAAAAATACACGATAGGATCTGGTGGTTCAAATAACTGGAATGGAGTCGGCCGGCAGGAATCGGCAAACAATGATTTCTACCATAAATTCTTTGGTTATAGTGACTCTTCCAATACTACAAATGGAGCTCCGGGAGTTTCGCATAAGCTTAAAGCAATTACAAAGTATGTAATCGGTAGTGATGCCATGCCAATAAATCCTATTGATGGTACTAAACTTTACCAGGCATATTGCAAGACTTATTATGACGGATACAACAATCATAAAGGAATTAATGGAGATCATTCTGTACTGATGCTTGATATCGATGAAGTAGCTGATGGAATAAAAGGGAGAGCTGGTCAACCGCAAACACAACCAGTTTCACTTCTTTGTGCGGTCAAACATCCTAATTCTGATCCATATGGTGGCTACAGTGACTCATCTATTGCCAATTCGCTTTATTTAACAATTGGACATTATCAGGAAATAAATGATGCGGTTCTGAATGATATTAAGACAACTCCAGGTGGTGTAACAAAATACATCTTCAATCATATTCAGGTATTTGGTGGCGACACTTATCTTGGCTTGTTTGACTTCAAAAGGATCTTCATCAATGAGAATGATAGTGGAGTTGAGCCATATGGTCAGACATGTATATTTCCAGTTGAGTCAAGAATGAATCTTGCAATGCGTGAAGGAGTTCATATAGCAAAGGACCGGTCATATGATGCTACTTATAATACCTCTGGAATAAGAATGTTGAATTCAGCGCCTAAGTTTGAAGAGTTCAACTACAATGATGGTTATTCTACAAGTGATATTCAGGATTATTACGTCCCGGTTCCTTTCAATTATAAACCAACATCTTCGTATGATTGCCGAATCCGGTATTCTCTTGAAAAGAATTATGGAGAGACAAGAGATAACTTTCGGATATTCCGTGCTGTCGATTATATTGATTTGAATCCAAATCGTGGAGCAATAACAAATATCCGACATCGCGGGGATCATGTGATATACTGGCAACCGGACGAAGTAGGATATATACCGATCAATGAACGTGCTCTTACACAGTCAGCAATGGGCCAGGCCGTTCAACTTGGAGTCAGTGGTATCTTTGAACGGTATGATCAGCTCATCGACAAGATAGGTAATAGCAACCAGTTTGGGCTTATCGAGTCACCTCTTGGGTTCCATTGGTACGATGCCAGAAGAAAGTTATTCATGAACATCAGTAATAATCTTCAGGTCACTCCGGACTCACTACTCAAGGGACTTGATCATTTTCTTCAGAACAGTATTCCGAATGACATGTATCTTTACGATAATCCATTTACTGGATTTGGCATATATGGTGGTTATGATCCTATGAGCAAGATCATATTCTGTACATTCAAAGTCCCAGATGCCATAACTACTGTGAAGAATTATACTATTGGGATCCACTCGATACTCAATAAATTCATTGGTTTCTTTAACCTGACTCCTGGTTATTACATTACCTACAAAGGAAATCTTCTTGAGATTGATGATATATTATCTTCTTTCTACATTCATGGTCTTGGAGACTACATGAATTTCTTTGGAGTACAATATCCCGGATATGTAACTATAGTTCTTAAGGAAGAAAGTAATATCGCAAAGATTTTTGATATCTTTGAACTCATTGGATATACAAATTTCTTTACATCGATATTGTATGAGAACTCAGGGCAGACTATAGAGGAAATTACGGCAGATTATACTTCCGGAAGTTGTGTTATTCAGAACAGGAACTATATATATCGTAAGCGCAGATGGCTTGGCAATTTTCCAAAAGTAAACAGGGAAAGACTTGCAGATGGTTATCTGAAAGTTACTTTTAAGATCGACAAACCTTTTCTTGTCGAATTGAATGAGATGAAATCAATTGCACGAAAATTCTACTAAGATGACAGACTCGGTAAAGAAACTCAGATGTAACGGTGGTAAGATGAAATCCGGAGGCAAGAAGAAATTTGCTGATGGTACTGCCGTACAAAAAGAAATGGCAACTAAGAATGGTCTGTCTACCAATAAAGGATATGCCATTGATGCTGCAATAAATGAAGTTGGTGACTTAGGATCAGACATTCTTAAGTCAGGTATCAATACTGACATTGATTCACGTGACAATCCGGAGAGTCAACTAAAAAAGAATTCATCATTATCTACATCTGCCAATATGCTTAAAGGAACTGCCAAGGGAGCCGGTATAGGAATGATGGTTGCTGGGCCGGTTGGAGCTGCAATTGGTGGTGCTGCCGAACTGGCTGTAGAGGGAGTCAAAGCATTACTTAATCATGGCGCAAATAAAAGAGCCCGTGCTGAAGCTGTAGGTAAATGGATGAACACATGGAATTCAACTGATGAGTCTGCA